ACTTGCTGCGGACCTACTTGCTGCGGACTTACTTGCTGCGGACTTACTTGCTGCGGACTTACTTGCTGCGGCTTTTTATTTTGCAAAACAACTTCTTTTGCATGGGGCTCTTTAATGAGAGGGAGATTAGAATTATCTAGAGATGCTAAAAGTTCCAGCTCTTTAGAAGAATTTTCCATTTCTTGTTTTTTAACTTCAGACACCGACGATTCTTTTTGTTGTTTTTCTAGTTTTTGAGTTTGTTTTTTTAATGACTTATTAATACCAAGATGATCTAAAATTTGATTTTCGTTAATTTGATCGATACCGAGACGTTTAAAAACCGTCACATCGTCTGCAGATCCTGTGAAATAGATCACTTTAGTTGTAAATGGTCTAGATCTTAAGACGGATTCATAATATCTTTGATAGATGGCGGGGTATCGCGCTTGAAACATCTCGTGTATCACTTCTGCAACTTGCTCATCTGTTTCTGCAACACGTCCCATAAAATCTTGGGGCACTACGTGCCTGTACGCGTTAAAATATTTGTCATACCGACGACCGATTTCTTCTGCAATAGCTCTTAGATAGTTTGGCCCTAGAGTTGCAGAAAAACCTTTTCTACGCGAACAAGCCTTAATTTCTTCAAGAAAAGTTGGTTTAGACAAAACCATCTCTTTTTCAGAGAGATTTTCTGGTGGATTCTGCGTGAAAACATATACGCTGTCCATTTTTTCTCCTTTTACGAATTAAAACAATTTATACTTAAGATAGTTTGCGCTTTGAATTATCAAAGCGATCTAAGCGTTCAAGTTCTAACACCTCAAGGGAGGGGGATCCCTTCCACCCTCTTTTTACATAACCCATCACATATACAAGCGTGTTTGTAGGAAATCTAAGAGCATGTTTTTGATCCCAGAAAGTACACTCTATAGTAGATAGACCGTCTGATACAACGACATCAACCTTTGACCATGGTTTGCCTCGTTTTGAGGTGCCGCTTCTGTAGGTAGACGATTGAAACAACCCCACCATAGCAACCTTAATCTTATCTGTGGACTCAGATCTTTCTTGAGCGTCTATTAGTTTTGCAGCAACAGCAACCGACGATATGACCGGGATAGTTGGCGAAGTACCAAACGCTAATGGTATATCCTTTCTTTTAGTTTCACGCATAGAAGGCCACATCGCAGATATCTCGTTGCGAATAAGTGGATCGGCTAAAAGCGCCTTATTAAAGCACTTATAAATATCTCTTTGATTAAGGAATATGCTGAGGGGCGAGGTATCTAGGACTTCCTCTGGTACATTCTTTATTTTTTTGGTTGACTTAAATAATGTTACAAATTGCTTACGAGCTTCCGGTATAGAGATGTTAGTTGGCGCCATCTCATCGAATACACCGGCTCTAAGTAAGGCCCAAAAATGTGAAGAATTAACGCCGGACGACATTTTACTAATGAAGCCCTCGACAGAAGAATATGGCCCACGATTAATAATTGCCTTAATACTAGACGGCCCTAGACCCTTTACAGCAGAAAGAGGTGCTGCGATCCTATCGCCCACAATAGTAAACCTATCATCTGGCACGTGAAGCGAAGGAGGCGTGATCTTGTCACCCAGGATCGTGACATAATGTCGTATCTTGTTTTCGTCTGAATTATTGAGCTCTGCCGCCCACCACTCTAACGGGTAGTGGTGTTTTAAATACATAGTAATGTATCCCAGCTCTGCATACGCCCTTGAGTGAGAGCGGTTAAATGAATAATTTGAGTATGCGGTGACGACATCGCACAGTTTATTTGCCTGATCTAAGGTCCAGCCTCTTTTCATAGTCTCAGACCTGATCCTATCAAACGTCTTCAACATAACGTCTCGTTTTTTCTTGGCGATAGCTGAACGAATCTGATCTGATTCCTCAAGAGAGTATCCGCAAAACTTAACCAAGATTGACATGAGTTGTTCTTGATAGACAACCACGCCGTTTGTTTCAGATAACACCTCAGCAAGATCTTCGTGGATGTACTCTGGATCTCTAACCATGTTTCTAACATCAATATAGAACTGAGTAGCCGAAACACCTGGAATAAATTCCACATCCAGCGCACCAGGTCGACATAGTGCCGTGAGGTCAGACAAATCTTGTCTTCTTATCGGAGCAAACTTTTGAATATATCCTTTAATAAGATCCGTGTTGAACTGAAAAGCTGAATCAGTCTTACGCTTATAGAAGTCCTCGTAGACTTTGTTATCTTCGGGGAGACGGTATAGGAGTTGGACTCCTTTATCATCTTCTTCTAACAAATCAACACCAGCATTATTCTTAATTAAGGAAACGACGCTCTCGAGTGTTTTGACCGTTGTAAGACCAAGGACGTCAGCCTTAACAAGGCCTGACTTCTCTACCATTGGTGCTTCAAATTGAGTTACAGCAACTCTTCCGATGTCCGGGTCGTCGAACAGCACTGTTGGAACGCGCTCTGATGATAAATCTAACGTAGATATCACAAACGCAGATGCGTGGCGACCCATACCCTTCGGTAAACCAATTAACTTCTTAGTTACCTGCTCAATCTCGGGGTATTGTCTAAAAAATATCTGGAGAGTTTCGTTTTGCTCTAGGTGACCTTTGTGAACAATGCCCTCAGAATCAGTATATCCATAAAGAAACTTATCTTCATCCAAACCTTGAGGTGAATCTGGAATAGTGTCGCAGACATCCATAATTTCTTTGTCTGCTCTGTTTCTACCGAAGACAGCAAACATGGCATCTTTAATAGCATTTTTAGTTTTAAATCGTTGAAATGTACCTATTTGAGCAAAACCAGCTTTATATTTTTCGGCCAAATACTTTAGCACCGGTCCACGCTGGCCAAGATCTAGATCTATATCTGGAAAGCTGCCAGCATTAATACGAGCATGCGACAAGAACCTTTCGAAGGGCAGATGCTCTTTGATGGGGTCGATGTGGATTATCTTGAGATAGTAAGATATTAAGCATCCGCCCGCAGAGCCACGAGCTAGATTTTGCAAAATACCTTGCGACCTAGCGTAGGAGCAAATATCCTCATACATTAGAAAGTATGGGATAAAATTAAGCTTGGAATTCTTCCAAATTACGTCTAATTCTTTTTTAAAGCGCTGAACATACTCTGGATCATTCGACCAGCGACCATGTTCTTTTATCTTTGCCATTAAGAGAAGATAAAGCTGCTTATCGTATTCTTGTGTCTTTTGGGATATGTGATCTGGTATAGAAATACGTGGTAAATGGTACTCATGTTTAATGCTTATTTGTTGCGCTGCTGAGGCAATATCTTCAGCTGCAACCCTGGCGAGATCTATCTGCTCTAAAGTAAGCCAATCCCCAAGATGGCGCCGCAGTATAGCAACGCATTCATCAAGCGATCTCTGGTAGCGCGTATCATAAAAAAAGCGCTTATCTTTAAATGAGGACTTAGATACTACGTCTTGAAATATCTTATCTTCTTCATTTATAAAATGAGCAGCAGTTGAGATTATGAATCTATAGCCATAATTGTCTATCGAATTCTTGATAAGATTATTAATGGCTTTTGTTAAGTTTCCGTCTGGGATAGACGGTGTCTTTGAAAAGTTCCTAAAGCCGAGGCCTTTGTCGAAGTACTTAATGACGTCGAAAGGCAGTAATTCCAATACGACTCGATCAAATTGTCGGACAACCTTATCGAGCTTTGAAGCTTTAATCTTCTCGTCGTCTTCGCCCAAGACAATAGAGCCAACCAACCCATTTTCGCATCCTGTGCCAAAGACGACTCCTTCCTGATGGGCAAGAACATCTTCTATTTTAATTATAGCAATAGGGATGCCAGAATCCTCTACGCCACAGTCCCATCCCATGGATGCAAGCTTTAAAAGATTTCTATAACCAACACTAGATACTGCCCATGCGTTGATTTTAAATGGTTTATTTAGTCCATTTTCAGTATCTATGACATTGATACTGATAGCGGGAACTATCGATATATCTTGATCTGTTAGAGATAATTTATACGTTTTGTTTACTTTTTCTATAACAGATTTGACATTGATTGATTTATAAAGAGATGCAGCCCAATTGTGGTCTGGAAAAGAGATAGCCTTAACCCCCTTAGATGCAGCCCAATAAACCCATTCTTCAATAGAAGATACAGAATCTGTGTTGCTGTACTCTGAATGAAGATGCAACTGAGGAAGCTCAGGAAGCGAAAGAGATAACTTGTCATCTTTGATAGATATCTCTTCAAAGTCTTCGCCGATTATTGCAGATAAATTCTTATCTACTTCAATGGTGGCTTGAATATCGCTTAATGCATCGTGGGCCTTGATTTGTATGCCAAACTCTTCGGCAAGATTTACTAGCTTTAATTTAGTTGATGTTAGCTTATCTTTAACTGCTTTAGCTCTAGCATGAACATCGCGTATTTCATTTAGAAAGAACCTCGAATACTCGTTTGATCTTCCGTTTTTGGCAAAAATTGCCCCCAAGAAGGCTTTATCAAAATTTGAATTGTATCCAGCAATAACAAATTTTGTGTTGAACTGAGACAGATATGCAACAAATTTATCCAACATCGCAGAGGGCGATTGAAAACCTTTCATCATTTCAACAGTGATGCCGTGAACCTCTATAGATTTGGCATCAATAGTGTTCCAGTTTGCTGGCTGGCAGAACTCATTAAACGGAACACCGCATTTGCCATCTATAACCGGAACACATGCTAATTGCACGATGTCGTTTATAGACGAACTCAATCCGGTTGTTTCAACGTCTAAATATAGATAAGCCTTCATCTGACCCTCATGTCTGGATTGTCAGATTATACATCTATATTTAATATCCGATAATTAGAGCTTCCATCTACCGTCAATGCAGTTGATTAACTGCCTTGCACCACCTGGATATATTAAACAAGATGAGTGGAGCCACGAAGATGCTCCGCGGTTGTATTCTAGCTTAAGAAGCGAAGAAGTACCAACGCACCATGCGCCGCGCAGAATTTGAGGGGTATGGGAATGGCCTGACACGGAATTACCGTAAGCACTTTCCATAGCCTCTAAGCTGCCTCTCGCGCCATTAGCGCCAAGATGGCCATGAGCTCCGCACTGTATGCCTTCAATTCGATAATCATCATCAATTGATAACCATTTAATCTTATCGATAATCTTCTTGTCGTTCTTAAGGCAGAGTTCATTTACTGCATATTTTAATGGGTCTTTTTTATTCAGTAATTGAAGCGCTAGAACAAGAGAGATACGGTGATTCTGCGGATCATCAACGTACTTGCCCTCTTGAAGATATCTTTCCAAGAATTGGTCGTGATTCGACTTAACTACGACAACCTCATCGGTCACAGAGGAAAGTTTCTTGATATCTTCTGCAAGAATCTCTAACTCCGACGAGAGGGATAGTTGCCCATTTTCTGCACGCTGAGCCTTAAGGAGTTTTGCGTGCTTTTCATGATGGTTAATTGACATGCCATCAAACGCATCGTGGAGCAAGATTCTTTTTGGAGATGTGAGTTGCGATATATCAAACCAAGCCTTTTTAGCCTTGGGATCTGTGGATCCCGCATGCCAATCACCCAGAACAAACGCTTCGGGTCTTACCTTTTGTTTAGTGGTCGGAGTGTACTTAACGCCCAGGTCGTAAAAGCAACCCTTAGAATCAGACTGAATCTGTCTAAAATGGTAGTGCTTATCGTCAGCTATTTCCACAATTATTGCACCAAGAACGTGATCGTTGTGCGCAATGTATGCAGTACGCTGAGACATGTACATATCGGAGTTGTAATTGCTAACAGTAATAGCGCCTGTAGTCATCATAAAGCGAGGAAGAGTGCTATTTGAAACCGGTACGGCCTTTAGTCGTTGTTTTGGAGAAGCATAAATGAAGGTGCCGTTACGTTGGCCAATTCGGCCAAGACCAGTTGTTGGGTCGATGTGTTTAGCTGAAAGCTTAATCGTGGAAAGAAAAACATTGGAGTTAAGACTTGTATCTTCGAGCACAAGTGTTTCATTCTTTAATCGTGCTGATATTGTTCCCCACTGTTTATCGCGATTGTGGGCAGGATCTGAGGCCACGAGAATCAGCAGTTGTGCATCGTTTTCTTTGCAGAAATTTTTTATAGATGCATAAAACTTATCATGGACTTCGCATCCATTTACGGCAGTTGTCACAACGAATCTTTTGGAAGAAGCAACATCTTCTCTTAGTTTAATAAGAGCCTTTTGAGAATAGAGGTTCTCTACCGCAACATCAAAAAAACTATTGGAGTGGGATTCTCTCGCTGCCTTCTCTAAGGCTGTCAATGACCCAAAGTGATGGGCAACCATATCTTTGGTTATGCCCAGTTGCTTTAGATCTTCCATGCGTATTTCGCGCTTCAACTTTTTTGCCAGAGAGGCAAAAGATTTTACGAGTTGAGCTTTTTTATCCGGTGTGTTTACTGGCTTCTTTTGCATTGACATACCTTAGTTGGTGCAGCAGACTTTTCTTCTTGAACCAGCATATATAGTAACGCAAGATAGTTCCTAGCATCAGCTATTCTGCCCTCTATTGGCTCATTAGAAAACTCTTTGCCGTTCCTTATATAAGAGGCTATTGAAGCCATATGTTTCGACAAATAAACCCAGAGTTTTTGCTTAGGGTCAAGCCCTATAATATCAGCATCTTTAAAGTTTGCTAAGCAATCTTGCTCGCCTGCGTATTCAACGCCCTTACTAGTCAACAGCTCCCGCTCAGATTCAATCATTTTCTCGAAGATTTCTTTTTGCTCTGACCAAAGCATAAATCCCCCGCATTATGCGAGGGATTCTACACAAAACATCTGTTTTTATCGTTAGCTATAGGTAAAAGTAAAGTTGAACGTTACTTTTGTGGTATTGGTGTCCGAGGTGTCTAGCGCCAGAGATACTTCGTACGTATTGAAGATGCCTTCTTTATCTAGAGCATAATAGATGCCAGCAAAATAAGCATTAAGATAATTGCCCTTTAGGCGCAGATAGCTTGGATTATCCATTGTTTCGACTGAGACAGAAAAGACGGATTTACCGGCAGCTGCCGCGGCCTGAAGCCCCTGTAGGAGGGTGGCGTACGAGGTGGGGCGGGGACTCGAGTATCTGAGCGATTTTGCAGTAAGTGCAGCAGCAGGAGCATCCGTCGTGTCGAACGTAGATCCAGCATCCACTGGGGATGCTACTGTCAACTCAACTTCATCCCCGCCGTCTGAGTATCGGACTTTGTATCCTGCTAAAATGGGTGCATTTGATCCAGAGTTCGCGATAGTAAACATTGGTGTGGTTGTGCTAATATCAACCGCATCTTCTAGGGCGATCTCTTCGTATTGGGGAAGGATGAACCTTCTTCCGAGGTCAAATGCATCGGCTAGCTTCTTATTTAAGCCATTTGCGCCATCTAGATATAGGGATTTTAGTGTTGTCATTTTTGATCCTGATCGCTATGCTTACTAAAGCGTTTAATGAAATCCTTAGCATTATAAAAGATGACTATAGCAACAGCTGCTATAATCATCAAATCATATGATGTGTTTATTATTTTAAGCATTTAAGCCAGACGTTGGGTTAACGTCGCCATCTTCGATTTCTTGAATTTTTCCAAGAAGGAAATCGATCTTGGCACGCTCGAGCTTAACAACAGACGAATATCCGCTTTTTAGATCCTTGACGATCTGTTGAGCTGCAATAAGCTTTTCATCATTTGCTTGCTCTTCTTTTAGAGACTTGATCTTTTGCTCAGATTTTGCAATCAGATGCTCAGCTTCATCTTGGGAAATTGATGCATGATTTTCCACAAACGCCTTAGACAAGATGCTGCTAGCTTTTCCGTAATTGATCTTACCCTTAGCCATAAACAGACTCCCTATTTTAGATCGATACGTATTGTACTTATTCGTATAAGAATTGCTTCTTATTTAACTTTTTAAACGTAACGTCAGGCGGTATTGGGACCGTGCATGAGAATGTTTTACAATTAAACCTTAAATATGAAGCATACATGGCCTGAGCAACAGCATCAACAACATCAAAGCGAAAATGTATTGGTTTACCCGTGTTTTCTGAAATGCTGTGGTTTGGGAACTTAATTCCAAATCTTTCCCAAAGGGCTTGAACGACCATAAGTTTTTTGGCTGGTGCAGCGCCCCATCGTTGCTTTTGAAGCTTTGTCGGGGTTGATCTTCCAGCTACAAAAACCTTCCAGTTGGAAATATTAAGAACTTCATAGTGAAGATTAAGCTCCCTAGCCCACATGTGGATAACTGTCCGATATGCAGGATTGACGTTAGAACCTGATGCGAACCTAGCTCCGAAGAAGTAGTCCTCAACGGCTATCTCGTCAGCCTGGACGCGATCCTGTAATTCAGAGATGCGTCTCTTTAGATCTATGCACCAGTCGCCGATATATTGAGAAGAAGTATCTACATCTATAAAGCCGTACTCTACTATCTCACAGTGATCTTGTGAAATACGAGCAACTGCGTATCCAGATGACCCACCCGGATCGATAGCGAGTATGGTTTTCAATTGTGGCCTCGTTATTCTTTAACAATAGACCACTGGCCATTCTTCTCGAGCTTTAATTTTTCTTTAACAACAGGGACTATTCTAAAGCCAGCGTTCTCTAGCTTTTTTACCCCGCCGTGTTTAACATTTATCTCTTGCATACTTACGGGCGTATCGGTGATCCGGTAGCCGTCTTGAACGATGTGATAGTGGTGTGATTCACCCTCAGACTTCGCGGTGAAAGCGAGAGGATTAGTGTTCGCCTTGACCTGCATAACTGCTTGTCCCATAGCAAAATCTTTTGCCTGAGGAGTCTGGACCTGTTGCGCAACCTTAACAGGGTTCTTTTTTGACTTAGGTGCCAAGGATGGAGCTTTCGGGGGCTTTGGCGGCTCAATTGAAGGCATCCTTAAGCTTGGCATTAGTCCAGCCTTAAGCAAATCTTTGATTTCATTAAGTTTTTTAACGAACTTTTCCATCATGAAACCGTCGATACACCGTTTCGCTTGACTATTGTTAGTGACTGATCGAATAAAGCTTTAGCTTCAGACGCATGGTCTATTACTACTATACACCGCTTTGTGGCCATCTCTTTTAAAAACTCAATAACCCTAGATCGATTTGCTGTATCCAGATGGTCGAATGGCTCATCTAATATCAATGGGTTAAGTTGCGCGCCAGTATAACGAGACACAATTTCTGCTATGGCAAAATCGATAGAAAGAGACAGACATCGTCGTTCGCCCCCAGAAAGTGACCCTACGGGTCTTTTTACGCCGTCTATGGTGAGAGAATCTGACATCTTTGATGTAACAGCTCCAGACTTATTTTCTTTAAAAGAAAGGAGTTCATAAGATGAGTTTGGCCATATTAGTTGAATTATCTCTTGGATGCGGTCGTTTAAGGTTTGAAGAACTGAATCCATAACATATGCTGGGGCCCCAGTCGGGGATAAAACAGCAGAAGCAGCCTCTAACTTTAAGATTTCATTGGATTTAACGGTTAGCATTTTATTGTGCTGATCAATAGATTCTTCAACAGACTTAATCTTTGTCCTTAACTCGTCTTGCTGATTGAGTGTGCTCAATAAAGATTTCTTCTCTAAATCCTTTTCTTTATAGAAAGATTTTAATTCACTCAGTCTAGATTGAGCAGCGTCATACTCAGACATAGAGTCTTTAATCTTTTTCTTAAGAGAAACTATAGTATCTAACACAGTTTTTTCTTTGCCAACATCAGCTTCTAAAGAGGCGATGGTCGCCGTTAAAAGAGCAATCTTTGATTCTTGTGTTTGTTTGTGCAGTTTCAGCTTAGAAGCAAAAGACGCGTGATCGTGCTTTATTAGTTCACCAGATACCATATCAAGCTCCACCCCGCAAGATGGACACGCACCATCGCACGAGTCTGTAGGTTCTGGCTGGTTTTCAGCATCACGTAATTGTTGACGATACGCTTTTATCTTGCCATGATTAGAGGATATCTCTCTAAGCTTTAGGTTAAGCTTTTCTATAAGTTCAGAATATTTCTCTACATCGTTTGGCGGCTGAATAGCTAGAAGCTTATCCATTTTAGAACGAACGTCATCCATTGAGTTTTCAAGTTTCTCAACTTCTCGCCTTATAGAGGCAACATCTATCTGCGACTCTTTAAAAGCAGATATTTTGCCATTTAAAGAAGATAGATTATTGATAATATTATTTTTTTCTGTATTTAAAGTTTTCAGCTCTTGATCGATTTTCTTACGCGCTTCTGCAAAACCATCAGCACGCATAAGTTTAAGGATCAGATCCTTTCGACCAGAATCATTAAGATCCAAGAATCGCGTATCCAAACCCTGAGCAAAATATTGCGCGACTACAAATTGCTCGTAGTCGAGTGGGAGTATCTTTTCATATTCAGACTCAGTAATCTCCACGTCGTTGACAGCAGCATAGAAGGATTTCGGACGGTTGCGCTCAACTCTGAGAATTCGGTTTGCTGAGAGTTCAACGTCCACTGTAACTTTAGTAGTTCTAGAGTTCTGACGTACAAAATCAGTGATAGACACTCCGCGGGGATATTGTCCGTAGAGCCCCCACGATAAGGCATGAAATATTGCCGATTTGCCGGCCCCATTGGCCGATTCTGTGTCATAGTTCCATCCATCAACTAACAAAAGACCAGTCTCTGGAAATGAGACAGATGCGCTCTCTATCGAGAGAACGTTCTCGATGGTCACTGACTTAATATACATCGTTACCTCTTATGCGGAGGTTTTGTGTGTACTTGAAGCTTACCTTGTTCATCAACATACATCCAGCCCTCTTTTAAGCAGTGATCGGCCGGATACTGCATAACGAGTCTGGGAACTTCGACTTTCCAAAAATACTCAGATCGCCTAGCTTCTAGGATCTCTTTGTTGTCTGGTGGTAGATGAACGCCAGTATATGAGTCAACAAGTTCTTTTACGGTTGATTGTTCAACCGTTGATGGAACTTGACGATCCATAGAGGAACCGCAGTTAGTGCATTTAATTGAAATAGTTGACGCCGAAGTATATTTCTGTACTTCGGCGCCGCAACTGCATATAAACCTATATTTAGGCATTAAAATCTGACCCCAATAGATAATCCCATTGCATCATAAGATGTACCCTTGAAATCCAGTATAGAGCCTGCATAAAGAGGTCCACTGAAGTCATATTCAGCAGATACAAAGTTTACGGCATTAGTTTTCTTACCCAAACCAAGGCTAAGTTTTCGTGGATTTATTACTAATTTGGTGTGTTTTTCTTGTTCTTCTTTTAACTTTTGTTGAGTACTAGATAGCTCCAAACTCAATTTTTGTTTTTCGGTTTCATGCACAGAGTTAACTTCAACTAGTTTGACTTCAAACTCTTTTTGAAGTCTTTCCGTGGTCTCTTTGAGTTTTTGTTCTGCTTCTTCTTTAACTTGCGAAATCTTTTGAGATTCTTTTTCAACCACCTCCCTAGAGACAATCTTCTTCTCAACGCGGCCATCAGGATAGGTTGTGATTACGGTGACTTTCTCTGTGGACTTCTTTAAAGAATTGTTTTCAGATACTAGAGAGTCAACTTTTCTTCTAAACTCAAATTCAAGTGCCAATTTCTCTTGAGCAAGAGAAGCGACCTCTTCCTTATGTTTAGATTTAAGCTCTTGAAATTCTGTTTCTTTTTCTGAAAGTTTCTTTTCATAAGAGTTAATCATTTCCGTTTCACGCTTTAAGTATTCATCTTTGCTAGAGAAAATAGAAGGAACTATAAGCAATGCAAGAACAGAACCTGCTGCGAATACTAAAACATATCTACCTAATTCGGTCTTTAGTAATTTATCAATCATTCTTGTCCAGCCTCATTCATCATGTCTTTTAGAGCAGCTTTACTCAATTCCATTTGCGTTTCTAAATTGTAATCGCGAGGTGCGACAACAATGCCACCGAGTGTAACCATAAGCGATGCGACCGATAAAGCATTTCCAATTGCAACCCGATGAACTTTTGCAGGCTCGACGATGCCGGACTTAAAAGGATCCACGACTTCATGCTGATTTGCGTCAAACACAACTCTAGGAATGTGGTTGTGAGAGCTTTCAATGATTGCAGAATAAAGCTCTGCATGACGATCAAATTCGCCGCAGTTTGCTAAAAGCACCTTAAATGGGTGCTCAAGGGCTTCTGCCAAAATAGACCATGCGGGCGATGAATAGTAGGAATCTGAATCTCTGATTCTTTTTGCAAGCGCTAAATGCGTCGCACACCCACCGGCGACAATACCCTCTGCAACTGCAGATCTGACGGCCTCTACTGCATCTTGAACTCTATCTCTGCGTTCCCTAACCTCAGCGTCGGTCATGCCACCGACCCATACTGTAGAAATTCCACCAGTAAGCTTTGCGATTGCTGCCCTCAGATGTGCTCGATCATGCTCCGAGTGAGCGGCGGACATAATTGCTTTAAGCTCAGAAACGCGCTCATCAATCAGTTCACCGTCAGATTCGCATTGAACAAAAGTTTCGTAGGTATTCACCTTTACTGCACTGAAGCGACCAAAATGTTCAGCACTAAAAGAAGCGGCAGTAGCAGGATCGATAACTGACGCGGATGTGTATGCGGCCATGTCCTGAAGAAACATCGTCCTAGAGTTTGCCAACGTCGATTTGGGTACTTTTACCGGAAGTACAGTAACACCGCTCTTAGAGGTTTTTAGACATTTCTCAATAACTGGATCTGCAAAACCATGAGCCATGATGATGATCGGCTTGCCAAAGAGATCAGCATCGGCTTCGCAAGCAGACTGAATTGCGGCAGGAAGAACAAGATCGTTAAGCGTTCCATCAAAAAGAACTACTAGTCCCTCGTCCATGCGGACTTGCTGATTGGCGCGATCATTGATAAATACAGACCCAATTGATCCCAGATCCTTTAGACCAGAAGTTACAATGAAACCATCTACGGTTTCAACACGCATTCCGCCGCCTTGATCTTCTTGAATCAAGATGTGTCCGTCTTCACCTGCGGCCATAAAGGCCTTTACCACAACCTCTGCGACGTCTTGATCTCCGTTCGCGGAGATTAGAGCAACGCGTTTAAGGTCATCGTCTGACTTAACCTGAATAGCAACGTCTTTTAGGTAGGGTTTGACTACCTTTTCGTAACACTGACGAAGCTCGTTCACAAAGCGCTGAGGATTATAGCGCTTATTACGCATCATGAAAACCGATCCCGCTCTAACAATCGCATCCGCCAAAACGATCGCAGTAGTCGTACCGTCACCTGCGTCCCGTGCGGTGTTAAGCGATATCTCCTTGCAAGTGTCCAGAACTGTATTTGCCGCTGCATTAGGCATACCCAAGGATTTGATTACCGTGATACCATCTTTGGTTACTAGAGGAGGCAGTCCTTCTCGCTCAATAAGAACAGGCCTACCACCAGGTCCAAGTGTTTTTGATGCGATATTTGCCATGCGACTTAATGTGGTTTTAACGATATCGTCAATCTGTACGGGATCGTCGACCATATCTTTAGATTTTGACTTTACGTAAAGCATCTATATCTCCAAAGAGTAATTAAGCTAACGCGCCCTTTTTGCGGTAATCATCGATCACCTTCTTATACTGGGCAATCTTTCGCTGATCCGTTTCGAATCCAGTAAGAGAATGGCCTAATTTTAAACAGGCCTTTAAGGAAGCGGATGTGCCCATGAAAGGGTCGAATACAGAGCTTCCAGGAAGACACGAAGCCATTCTCAGGATGAGTTCTGCTAGATCCTCTGAATATGCCTCGTCAAGAGATCCAGTTTCAACAAGCCAGGTATTGCCGATGCATGGAGCAGAATCTTCTAGCATAAGGTATTTTTTAATTGGCTGACGATCGATCTTCCAAATGTTACCGTTACAAAAGAACAAAACATACTCATGTGAGTTGACTAACATGTTTTCTGCACGTTTTCCAGGCAGCCAGGTCTTCTCAATCACAATGTTGTCAATGTGGTTGAAGCCAGCATCTACCATTGCTTTTGCAACTTCAAAAGGTCTAAATTTTGCCTCAGTTGGCGCATAGCAAACCAAAAACACTAGACCATTTTGAGCCATCGAGGCCTTAAGCCTTTGCGAGAAATTCTTAATAAACTCGTCAGAGTATCCATCTCTTTTGCGGATGGGGACCCTGGTTACGCAGACTTCGACATTCTGCGGCCAAACGGAATCGCGATCAAAAAGATCCGTTTGGTTTATCTTAACCGATGTTCCAAAGACTGATGACAGGTTGCTTGGCATAACTTTCTCCAGCTTGATCCAGTTATACTAAAGAATTGCCTGTGCTACCGAATCCCCCCATACCGCGAGACGTATTTTCATCTAGTTGATCGACTTCCTCAAGTGTATAGTCGCTTGAATAAGGGTGCAGGATCATCTGCGCGATTTTTTGCCCCTTCTTGAAATGCAATGTTTCACCAGCAAGAAGTATCGTTCTTTGAAAACCATCAACCCAGGTAGTGTGGGGAGTGTGGTTTAAATTAGTCATAACGACATGGATAACGCCTCTGTATCCTTCGTCAATGATCCCTGCATAAACCAAAAGACCCTTAGATCCATTTCCAGATTTAGAAGTAATTTCTGCGTACGTGGATTCCGGCAGCTGAATCTTGACGTTTATAGCATGCTTAACAACTTGACCAGGAAGCACAGAAAAGTCTGACACCGCAAACAAATCGAATCCAGCGTCAGATTTGTGCGCCTTAACTGGAAGTTGTCCACCTTCAACCAATTGAACTTTAATGACCTTGCTCATGTTAGCTCCTTAATAGTTAAGAGGGCCTTTTATCAACATGCCCAGGTTGCTTCTATAACTAGAATGCCACTTCCGCTATAAAAGACTCGCTTGTGCAGATAGATCCCTCTCGAGACCAAGAAAAAACATGGCATTATTTCTCTTGAACCGCACCAGTCCTAACGAGTCAGGACACACCTACAAACACTTTGTTCGAGGAACGGAGATGCCAACGCTCCTTGCCCAAAAGGCGGTATTATTGTACTTTTACGTTGTGCGTGATCTCTTTGTAGTAAGAGATTCGTTGTTTAGCGTGGCGCGATAACATCGTTGATCCAGCAGGATCGTAATCTAATATTATGCACGTTGATTTTTCTGGAGTTTTCCTAAGTCCTCTTCCCACTGCCTGTAGGACAGCAGACTTAGACGCCGTAAAGTTAGCAAGAAGCAGAACCTCAACGCTTCTGGTGTCGACTCCCTCACCGACAAGGCCGTCAGTCGCGACGAGTCCACGAATTTTTTCACGGTTGAATTCATCGATGAACTTCTCCGAGCCCTTATCGCGACCATTTGCGAAAGAAATGCCCAGAGCCGATGATATCATATCTCCGTGCTCGATTTGATCAACCAGAATCAACGTATTCTTGTTTGCGTTAATGAATGCTTTGGCGTCTGCAATTATTCGATTGTTCATCTCTTTACAGTTTAAGACGTGCGCTTTGTAAGCTTTTAGCTTATCATCTTTATAATCGTAACCAGTTGTATTTATTGTTCTTACTATAAAATAAGGCTGAGAAAGCCAACCATTTGCCACTCCCCAAGACACATCTCTTTCAACCAAGATATCGCCACAAGCTGCGTGAATAAATATGTCTTTTCCGTCTGACCTAAAAGCGGTAGCCGTGAGTCCGTAAATCCGGCCCACGGCTCCTAGTCCTTCGGCAATAGCGTAGAAAGTGTTTGCGGGTGTGTGGTGGGTCTCGTCGAAGATAATGACACCAAGACCGAGATTTTTGATGTCATCTATACGGTTTGATACTGAGGCGGCTATGCCTACGGTTACTGCAGATGGTTTATACTTCCCATCCCCTATAAAGCCAACTTTAGTCTTACCGAAGCATTCAACCAACTCATTATAAAACTGATAAGCAATTGATTTACTTGGACAAACTACTAAAGTTTTACGCTTTAATTTTTTAATCAACATTATTGCAGTCTTAGATTTCCCAAGACCGGTGGCAAGGTTTATAATGCCTCGCCAGCTTGCCATAGCCTTATTTACTGCTTCTTCTTGATACGGTCTAAGCTGTATTGCTTGATTAGGATTTACCCAGGGAAGTGGGATTTGGTCTCCAGTTTCTTTGCGATTGTCTACCGTGTTTGATATTAAAGATTGCACCAGCGAAGCAAATCCAGATGGAATTATGAGTGAATTATTGTCCGTCTTAAGAAGAGTTCCCTGCGATTCGCTTTCTAATTGAGCTAGAAGCACAGGCGACACAGCAAACGGATTTCGACGCATTCTTTTTAACTGATATTGCTTTGACTTATCGACATAAGAAAGCTGGTTTCGTAATTCCGATTCGATATTCATATCGATATTATCGATACGGATCGTGTCATTAAAGATGTGCGCAATTGATTTCATTTGATTTTCGTATAAATATATAAACCCATACGTGTTGGAAGGGATTTTACATGGAAGACCTGAAAAAAATATTAGATGAGCGAAAGAAGAAAATTGACACAGAAATGTACTGGTGGCTAAATTCTAAAAGGCCATTTCATATCGGCGATGAATATACGATTTTTCTAGAAAAAATAGACGTATCTAATAAATCAGTAAAGATTCGCATAGTAAACAACAAAGATAAACAACAAGACCAGGACGCCGATATCTTGCTCGATGTGCTTCTGTCCTCGGGCATGATCCGAGGACAAGATGGATTTTAATAGCAAAAAATGCCTGATCTGTAAGGGTGGAAAAAAGAACGAATGTCTTTATTGGCACAAAGATCCAGAAACTAATGAGGTTTGGGCTTGGTGTCAAGGTAAATGCAAGCGAGCGTATTCACTATACGAATATTGTTTTCTAGCTGGCATTTCTTTAAAAGACTTTCTAAGCTCAAATCTCTCCTTTGAGGAAGCGCGACCGTTAGAAGTTAATGCAATGTCTTGGCCAAGATCTTTTCACCCATTATCAGATCCAATCTCGCGACCCGGTCTAGACTATCTAGAATCTAGAGGATTACAATCACCAGGTGAAATGTATTACGATTCTTCTCGCGAAGGCATAGTATTTCCCTACTATTTAAACAATACTTTCGTAGGTGCACAAATAAGATTCATTGTGCCAAAGATTGATGAGAACGGAGGGGCGTGGAAAATCACGACAATGCCCGGGACTCGTTTAGGTTACTTATTCTGGGGTTGGTCTCAACAGCCTTTCTCCACGAATGTGAAGTATATTGTAGTTGCTGAGGGAGCAATAAACGCCGCTAGCCTTCAACAGGCTCTAAACAAAAAGTTTGGTAACTTATTAAAAAATCCATATCGCTGCATGTCTACGTCTGGTGCAAGCATAACGAAGTACCACGCCGAGAAGCTCAAAGAGCTCATTGATTCTGGTCTAAAAGTAATAGCTGCGCCTGATAACGATGAAGCTGGAATAAAAATGTTCGAGCGAATGGCAAATGAGGGTGCATGTACGCATTACGCATTTGTCGAAGAAGATGGCAGGGACTGGAATGACGTCTTACGAAAGCCAGATATGGATTTGGCTTCGTACTTCGCCTCACGCTTGAGGAAAGCATGAAGGGTCTGTTGACGAGCACCGTAAGTCAAGGTGCTTTTTGGATGGTAAATAAGAAGATAGCACGGTATCTTCAAAACAATGATGCTGCTCTGCTTTTAGCAGATCTCATCTCGCGCAGAGATTATTTTCAAGCACGAAATGAACTAGATGCTGAGGGCGGTTTTTTTGCTCTTTCTGAGTCCATCGAAGAAGATCTAAACCTTACAAAGGAAGCGAGACAGAAACTAACTAAGCAACTAGAATCTGTTGGCTTCGTTAGGATCATCAAGAAGGGTCTTCCTTCTAAAAACTACTACTACGTACAAGATAGCGGTATTATTAAGATCTTAGATGAAGATGTCAAAAAGTCTAATGATTTTCAGTGGGCTGAAAAATCAGCCCAGTACAGGGCTGAAAAGCCAGCCGACAACAGGGCTGAAAAAGACACCTCTAATAAGAATAAAGAGAAGAGAGAAGAGAAAGTTTCGCAGGAAGATATTTATCGGAAGTGGCTATCGGAAATTCCTGAACAACCAGATTTTAAAGCTTGCTACGAGGAACTTCTAGTCCTACTAGAATCACTTAAATCCTGCGGCTATGGTGAATCAGATATCTCGTCTTCGCTTAAGAAGAAGATAATGGCGCGCTGGGCACGCTCTAAATACCCTGACAAGCATGCAGCTTGGTGGGATAAGGCTGTTGGCGCCACATTTAACTCCAAGATTACTCTTGTGGTGCCTGAGCTTAAAGAGATATCTGGGGTAAAGATAAAGCGCCAAGACGGACAAATATCGATAGATGCAGCAATTGCGATGACCACCAATGACGACGTTATTCAGCAGATGATGAGAGAGTACGATGAAATCAGAAGTAGGCCTGCATTATCTGGGAGCTTCGAAGATGAATGAGCTAAAGATAAATTCAAGAGTTGATCTTTTCGAAGCCAAGCAAGAACTTGAAAAGGCACGCGTTCAAGAAGGTTTGGCCAAACTAAATCAAAAAAAAGTTCTTCAAGAAAGATTAGAGAACTACTCTCTTGCCGAGATTGAGGCACGTAAGGGCAAAGACAATGCGAAGCGTTTAGTTGGTGTTCTTGAGCGAGATGCGGATCTAATCCGCAAGGCAGTAATGTTTGTCAATGGCGCGTTATCAACGGTTTGCCCGTTGTGTCCCGGTGGTATCTATCTTGTGGGTGCTGCATCTGGTACTGGTAAGTCTACGTTTACGGCAGCAACAGCGCATGGACTCTATATGCAGGGGCTTAAGACTTTCATCATCTCAAACGAGGAGACAGAAGCTAAGATCTTGGCAAGGATTGCTTGTATCGAACTTGGACTTGATTTTAATCTATATGTTCAGGATAAACTCCCCACTTCTTTTAGAAAGCAGGTTGCTCACAAGATTCTTGAGATTGAGCCATACGTAACCGTCATGGACGACCCGATTGCATCTACTACTCTCGAAAAGATCGAATCGATCTTGCAAGAGGTTAATGCTTCTGGCGCGTATAGTTGTGTAATAGTCGACTTCCTTCAACGTATCAATAAGTCTACTGTCGTGCCGAGCATTGAGCGTGTTGATGCTCTTTATAGGTTTAAGGACATCGCAACCGATTATGCACAGCACGCAAAGGTTCCGGTGATCGTCATGACCCAACTAGTCCCACTCTCATCAGACGAGACTGAAAGAAACTTTGAAAGTCGTATTAAGTGGAGTCGTGGTTTTTACGAGGCGGCTGCTGCCGCAATCGAGATAATCAAGATTAAGGGTATTCCGGTTTCTACATTTTATATTGCAAAAGGACGATTCTCAAAGGCCGAGGTTTCAATTTCTTGCAAATACGAAAACGGTAAATTCACGTACGTCTCAAAGGGTGAGCTTCAAGAGATAAAAGACCAGGCACAAATAGACGCACTGAACGATCTAACATCAAAGATGGACAAGGAAGAAGAGTAATGAAATACTTTTTTATTTTGGTAGCACTTTTATCTGGATGTGTTACTATTGTAAAGCATCAGTGTGTTGAGGATTTGTTCCTAGACGATGAAGTAAGATTTAAACAGAACGAAAAGGTCAATGTATTGTTTGATGAAAAATTCTCATTTTATGAGAATAGCTGTCTAAAAAACGGTAAGGTACTTGAGATTGTTGGCTGGGAAAAGGGAACTCTTTACTATCAGGTTGAGATAGTCTGCAAATCTAACGACGGTAAAACATACATACGCAGATCCATTAAGATTCCCCAACATCTATTAGAAAAGGCATGAACAGTGAAGATTTTAGCATTAATCTTGACATTGGCAGCAATTGCGGTGTTCTTGGGCACGATCGGCGGATGCGCTACACGCGAGTACACGATGTTGACTAAGCAAGTTGCAGATTACGGTATCCAGCGTTTTGAAGATAAAGAAAAGAATGTTGTTTGTTACGTTTATCGCGACAGTGACAGTAACTCAATGACCTGTCTAAAGAGTGCACGATGAATCCGATGTTGATGTTGGCTATCGGTACCGTTATATATACGAGTTATGCGTGGCTAACTTTTGCGCCTAGTATGAAGGCGTCTTCATATTTAATACCACTTGGTATTACGATGGCGATTGCTGGTAACTTTCTATGGATCATGATGGCAAGATCGATACATCAACCAGCTGCGCTGGTTTACTACGGTATGCTTTGGGATTCAATGATAACTATTTCGTTCATATTGGTTCCAATAATATTCTTTGGAGTGCGGTTTAATTTTGTATCTGGTATTGGGTGTACTTTAGTTCTAGTTGGTCTTACGTTGATGAAGCTTGGAACTCATTGATGGTTCTTGACACGCACATCAATGATGAGTTAGACAGTCTTACTGTTGAAGTTGAGCGCCTAATATGGATTATTATACTACGTAACGTATTGAATAAGTTTAAGATTTCAAGGCGTTACAATGCAGCACAATGAACCATACGACATAAATCAAGAAGCACAAAAATATCTTTCGTGTCGTCGGTTTAAGAAAGTAACATATAGGCTTCGAATAATAGGTTCACCGAGTTTGTGGCAAAGCTTTAACGATCCACCAATGAGTAGGGTTAGATAGGGGAAAGATATGAGCAGCAGTTACTTAAAGGCACAAGAAGATGGCAAGCGTAAAAGATCTCAAACTCGAGAACAAATGCGCATTAAATTTGCCGGCGAAGCTCTATCGGGACTGATCGCGTCAGGAAACTCTGATCCTGAGTCTATAGCGGTAAATTGCGTTGCTATTGCAGATGCCTTGGTTCGTCGTTTAGGATACGCCTATGAGGTAAAACCCTCCGATCTGACAAAAGAAGAAAAAGAACTTATTGACTAGGAGATTAGTGTGAGTTCACAGCGCGAACTAGTTCAGGCGATGATTCGCAGAAGAGTCTCGCGGGCTAAAAAGATGAAAGAAGAAAAGATCGGTCTAAATGCTCGTGAGATCGTTTTTAAGTTTTTAGAAGAGTTTGATGAACAGTTGCGTGCCGCTAATTCTGTAGTAGAAAAATATTGGCTGATTGAATCAGAGGCGCAAAGACTTCTTGCTTCAATAAGAAGGATTGATCCGGATGCAGAAATTGAATTAGTTTGGTTTGGCGATGATGTTGAAAATATGCGTCTAGAGGGTGTAAAAATAAGTTGGGGAACTGATTATCGCATAAGAAATCAACTTAATGACAAAGAATTAATCGATCTAACATCGATCCTTTTTGAATAAGTTTAAAGTGTAGAACTTAAGATAGTTGATCCAAACATATGTGAATTAATACCAGAATTATCGCCAGCAGACTGCAAATAATGCCAGTTAGTTTGATTGGCCTGAACATATGGAACAAATAAATCCTGTTCTGGGTGGGCGAGAAGACACCGCCGGCATAGGCATAATCAACCGCCGTCACACCGTGTGCATACTGTACTGCTCTGGTGTAGGTGTTTGTGTTCTTGATATGTAACTGCTTTAGTAACTTAAGCCACTGGTTTACATCTTGGGTTCCAGTTAATGCCGGCATTGCGTTGTTGATTAGAACTTCATCAAAGGTTTAGTTCCTGTGAATGTTTGACTTTTGTTAGCCAACATTATTTGAGAAAAGTTTTGAGATACTGAAAATGATGAATTAGACATTTTAAAACCTTTAATCGCTTACTAAAACTAACTTTTTCAGCTGCCTTACGGCTAATTTATTATATTTTAATTAAGTTAATTCAGTAGACACCACCCAGTGGCCTGAAACCCAAGCAGGAACCCAAGCAGCGCCAACACTTCCATAAACTAAACCACCACTAGCGCCTAAATAGACCAAGTTAAGCAAAGCATTAGTGATTGTGCCGCTGGCTCCAGATCTACCGTACTGCCATCCGTCCCCTCCGGCCTGCGTGTAAGCAGCAAAATTAACCCCAGTTGGAGTAATTCTTTTGGGTACTTTAAAGCATATATTTAAACCAATGTTGTTAACAGAATCAGAAGCACCCAACTGATATAACACACCCACAGGCGTGTTGGTCAAGGGTGCTACGTCGATGTTGTAGCTTTTTTCATAATATCTTTGACATTGCGCAATTAAATTGGAATAAGAAACAACCTCAAAGGGAGATGGAGACGTACCGGATTCTAATTGCACTCCGGTAATTGCGAATATGTTGCCGTTGCTAGCAATTCCATTAACCGGCGAGCCGCTACCAAAAAATGCGCTGCTATTCCAAACTCCCGCTGTACCGCCTAATAATGATGATCCAAGAGCAGAATAAAAGCGCAAATACAATCCTACGCCATTGGTAATATTCCAGACACCATCGGTGCATCCGGGTAGAGTCGTAGTCTTGTATTCCCAGGTATTTGCGTTGTTAATTGTATAGTTAAATGGGCAAAGTCTAGTACCATCAGAGTTGCCAATATTGCCAGTGTAGACTCCTGGAACAGACGAGCGCACCCAAAATGATAAAGTAACACTTTTAGCAGCGGACGTTCCGAAAGCCAAATCTACGATATTATAGCCTTCAATAGGCTGAACTAAGCCAGAATATTGACCGGATCCAATTGAGGTATCGCCGATGCTAATAGTTTGTCTTAGACTATGTGAAAAACCACTCGGAGCATCAGTGTTTTGACTAACTGATTCTGTGGCGTCGTTAATTTTTATAAATAGCCATCTGTCTACTGAATAACTTGTAGTTACTGTAGCGGCAGTCTGTCTTTGAAAGAGGCTCATACCTCCGTTGATAATCTTGTTCCTAAAATTCAGACCAGAACCTGAATTGTCTCCATAGCTTCCAAGTAAAGGTGTAGCTGGCATATTGTTCTCCGTTAATTATTGTTAAGCGATACGGATAGCGGAAATATTTCCCATCCCCAATGGATTAGTACCGGTTCCGGCATTTGCTTCACATCTCACGTTGAGATAGTAGGTTTGAGCTGATGTTATATTTACTACATAGCTCACAGTACCAGGTGTGGCTCCAAAACTATTCGTGAATGTCTGTGACGCAACCATAGTGCTACCTAAAGTTCCGCCAGACGCACTTGTTGCTACTACTGCAATATTTACTTTGTTAGTTCCAAGTCCGTAAATACCACCCTGGCCGATAGCGGTAGCTGTTCCGGTTAGAAGCCAAATTCCTGCAGATAATGAGCCCGTATTAGCTACTTCAACATACGTTGCATTGGGCAGCGACACTCCAGTCGTGTTTGCATTACTTTTAACTTCACCAACATATCCGGTTGCAATATTAATGCCGCTGACATCGCCTTTAATCAGTGCGCCGCCATCAAAAGTCTTTTTCCCTGCAAAAATCTGTGAACCTGTAGTTACAGTACCCTGCGCAATTGCAGAAGCAGCTGTAACGTTTGCGCCATCTACGCTAAGTGGGAAACTTGTTCCTACGGCTGGTGCGTTTAGTGCGTAATTAAAATAAGCAGACACATAACCGACAATATTTGGAAGCGTGATTCTTACGTAGTTGCCTGCATAGCTTACTAAAAAACCAGCTGGCGGCGTATCGCCGGAAGTCTGATACGATACGTTGTAATCTGTTCCTGCACCGTTTTTTGAAAAAAGAATTCTAACATAGAATCGTGTGTCGGTTGTTCCGTCGATGTACACCCAACCAGTAAGTTCACCGGCATCATATGCGGGCGCCACTAATTGAACGTTTGTCGTTGCATTATTTGGTAGGCTTATTTGAGTTCTAGCGTTTGCTCCGCCAACCACAACACCGCGATAATTAAGAACATAACCGCTGGTTGCAGAATCTGCAATAAGCATCGGCTTAGAAACACTACCCACATTAGTGGGCTCATTGACTGTAATTCCACCCGCCACTGAGTCTGATAAAAAATAAACCTCACCCGGCGTCAACGAACTCAAGCCAGAAATATAACCTAATTCTGTGACTTCAAATATATTTGAAGTAATTACATTACTTACTACGCCGATTGCTTCAGCAGTGCTTGCTAAATCTGCTCTTGCTAATGCATAAGTAGATCCATTTAAATAAACAGCTTGTCCAACAGTAAATCCATGAGAGTTTTGAGTGACTTGCTTAGAAGAAGCACCACTTCCACCGCCACCGCCGCCACCCATAAATTGATAAATATTAGAATCCGAAACGTTTTGAACAGTGCCACCTACATTGTTCAAAACCACATATCCAAGTGCTAATGTACCACTAAGTGCAGGTGGAAGTGTTGCAGCAGATTCAGATGCGCCTTGGGTGCCAAACGTAAGTACAACTTGTCCCTGCCCATTTAGGGCAACAACAACCTTTATGTAGTTTCCAGCACTTACTGTTAATGTATAGGCGCTTTGAAGCGAAAAACCACTTGCTGTAATACTGCCACCGCTTGCAGATGGAAACGTAATGAATCCTGGCGTGAACGACGGCAATAAATTATTAATCGGCTGAATAGTTCGCTTGCGTCCAGTTCCAGTAGCGCCATCAATTGTTTGTATTTGTATTGCGCCAATATTAAGTCTTAGACTGGGACTGCTATCTGCTCTTAGTCGAAGAGGCATTGTCAGTTCGTCATTGACAAGATTCAAAATCGTATCTAATTTTAAATCTGTGCTGTTGCTTAATTGATCTAAAACAGATCTTTGACGCGACTGACGATTGTCTAAATTAGTGGGCATTTATTGCTTCTCCCTGAAGATATATCTATAGGGAGCATAGATAAACGAAGTGACAGCCACATCTCGTTTGCTCCCCGAGGACTGGCTTTCACTAAAATTATACTATATTAATAGTTAGATTGTCACTATATAGATGACAGAGCTCTTGCTAAAGCTTGATTAAAACTTATTACAAACTGCAGACGATCTCCATCTACTAAATCTTGATTTATAGTAATAGTATTTGAATCTGTCCCTGTGCTGCCATTTTCTAAATAATCACTATTAATTTCAAGTAATTGGCCGTTTAAATATACATTTAACATGCCCTGTCCAACTACATAATACCTAATGGCACCAGAATCTCTGGAATCGACGGGGAGCGTTATCGAATTGCCGCTTAGCAATGTTCCTACTTGTGTGTAAGTTTCACGATAAGTGTTTGCAACTATTGAAATTAATTTAGGTTGAATGATAACTAAATCAGATTCAATGCTGGTTCCAATAGCAAATATTGGTGCCCCATAAGTAGTTGGCTTTGCGTCTGTTGCCTGGCCTGGAGTGGTGCTACTTAAATATATTACGACTCCAGATGGAAAACCAGTAGTTGCTACAGTAGCAGCACCACCTGTACAAACAAGACCAGAGCCGCCATTTGGAATTGTAGTTAGAGTAACACCGATTGTTTTAATAGCATTACTTAAATTACTTGCAGATGCTAATTTTATTGTTCCAAATACTAAGTCTGCGGCTACTACAGCCCCCGCTGGAATTGGCAAACCGGTGTTATTTGTAAATGTAGAAGTAGTTCTTGGAACTCCAACAACAGCAAGCTGATTACTTTGAATTTGAATTGTAGAGTTGTCAACTGCTACTTTTAAACCATTAACAGTAGAGGTAATTGCACCCGCTGTATCTAATTTTGCCGATATAGTTGCGGTGTTAATATCAATACCGCTACCGGCTGTTAAAAATGTTGAAGGATTCGCTAAGGCGCTTGTAGCATTAATGATTGACGTTGTGATATCTACACTGGCAGGCGAGCCGCCCGCTCTAACTTGATTTAAATTTCCACTTGTATCGATCCAAATTCCGCTTTCTCCAATACCCAGTGGACTAGCTGCCTGAGGGGTGAAAACGATGCCGGTAGGATCAATTACGCCCGATACAGCTAAATCGCCGGCAATTGAAAGTGCAACGTTATTAGGCGATGTTAAGGGTTTGTAGTCCTGACCAGAAGCTTTAATTTTAACGGGTGCCTGACTACCTAATAGTATTTGCGGATCGTGATCGTATGCTTGTTGTAATGTTATAGTAGACGGATCCGATGGCGCAGTGTATACGCCACCAATACTTCCAATTCTAAAACTCAACACATCGCCAACCACTAGAGTTTGAAGTGTTTGTATTTGAGTTGAAGATGTGTTTAAGGTTCCGTATTCGTTGTAATCTTCGCCTTTTCTTAATTTTTGGCCATTTAAAAAAACTTCAAGTTGACCTGAGCCAACGATGTAACTGCGCGGTGCATTGTAATTTCTGCTGTCGTATGGAAGATATATAACAGCACCAGACGAAATCGGTGCTAAAAATTGATTGGTATTGCTAGGAGATCCAGGTACGCCGATTTTATCTTCTTCGTAGATGTTGCCAATTTGATAAAGTGTATCATGGTGAAGTTTAAGTAGCGTATTGCTTTTAGCAGTATACAGAACAATTGTATCTTGATCAGTGGGCACATCTACATTAGAAGTTACATATAATGCGCCGGCAACATTGCTATCTTGATAGGATGCGCTTGTTGCAACTATATTAAAAGTTTTATTTGCCGTTCTATTAACTCGCACCCATACAGAGTAATCATTATCTACCGCAAAACCCGTGGGATACAGCGCATTAATTGCGCCTGTGTCGACATTGTTGCTTGCGTTGGTGCCGGGAATAACGATTCGAACATACCCAGCGCTACCATAGTAAAGATACCCAGAGCTAGTGTACTTTACACCAGCTTCGTCGTGGATTACGATATTTTTATTTTGACCCGTATCGTAGTCGTTGCTGGTCCATGAGCTAGAGTTCGATATCGCCGAACCGTCCCAGGTATACACGTCTGCTTCAGCAAAACGATACAACAATATAATCTTGTTTTCGCTTAACTGAAAAGATTCGTCAAAAGATTCGACTTGTGCGGTTATTGATTCATACGATACGTTTCTATTAAACGTTACCGCTAGTGCCTTATATGCACCAAGATAGAAACTGCCACCGGGTGGCGCAATATCATGGCGGCCTGTGCCAGGGATAATTAATTGGAGATTGCCAGTAAAAGTAATAAGCTGTGTAGAACCGGACGTTTCGTTTCGTACGGTTACGCGTCCAGCAATCTGTGTGTCGCGGTCTTGAACTCTATCGGCCATCATGGCCGTAAGTTTTGCCGCACGTTGTGTTAGATTATCGGTGGCATCGGCGTTGTAGTTTGCAAAACCAGCTAATGCATTGTAGTTCTGCGGTAAGAAGTAATTTGGCGTATTTTGTGAGAGAGATTCCATGCCGACAAACTGCATGATATTGACGGCATCTGGTTTATTAATATCGATCGATTCGCCTTGAATAACCTCAATGGCGCCTAATTCTGTCTTAAGAATTACCTTTGCACCAGTTGCTGCACCAACGGCGCCAACGTTAACATTTGAATCAAAGGGTACTTGAAACGTAGAATTGCTTCTAACATTGATTAAATATTTACCGCTATTGTAGGTATCGTATGCCGTTGCAGTATCTGAAATAATAACAGTTTGGTTAGAAGTAAATCCGTGGCTTGCAGATTCGATCTCAAAACCCTGACTTCCAATATCACGAGCCTGCGTCGTCACTATCGCCCAAGAAACAGTAATATTTGATGGATTTGTGGTAGCGGTAGTTTCAATATTTACAACTGTAGTACTTTCAACTTCAACTTGATAGGTTCCGTTATACGCCCCAGCATTAGCCAAAACGATCCTGTCGCCGTCCGCGAGGCCATGTGCAGAAAAGAAGTTTAGTTTTGCTCTTTTGCCGTCTGAGTCAGAAACATCGACGTCTGTAAGATACGTTGCAGCAATCGAGCCGACATCCATGATTGTATCTGAACGATTTGCCAGCCAATAAAAATCCCCGCCAGCAGAATATGAATCGGTGTCATCTCTGTTGCTAGTCTTGATATCGGAATTTTCGTATACACCCTTGGTATATACCGCTGTATCTAAAGCAGTAGATCCTGCGTATGCGTTCTCAAGGAGAATCGATGCTGCTAAACTTGGTGAAGTAGTATCAGATCCGCCGCCATCAGATCCGCCGCCAGATGTACCGGTCTTAAAACCAATGACGCGAACATAAAGATTTTCGTTGTCACCGCGACGCTTTACCCAGTCACCTAGGCTTAAATTAGAGAAGTCACCAGGCGCGCCGTTAACGTATGTAACACCGTTGCTAAACTGAACCGGCGTATCAAGCGGATTAATGGACTCATTGCGCAGCATCTGAATCCACATAACCTGCTCGTTGCCGAGCTGAACGCCTGTGGTCGGATTACTGCGAACAATGATATCCCTATTGTCGTTCATCTTGCGGTAGACGATGTCCTCAGACCACGTCACCAAGCCAGGTGTTGTTTCGCTATGCGTCCAACGACCTTTGGATTTTAAGCTAGATCCAAGAGCGTCATCAAAGATGTTAACCAAGTTAAGTGCTTGAGTTGTCTCATACCAGTAGGTGGTACCAGAGAGCTCCAGCAACTTAGTCATTACGGCGTCCATCCAGTCCTTTAACGTCTGGATGTTTTTATCGCCGCCAAAGAATGGGCTAGGAGAAGCTGAGTTTTGGATGGTTGATGGGGGTTCATTTCGCGCATACTCAGAGCTTGGCAGCGGCGGGAATTGAAATGTTGCATTTGGGTTGGGCGAAACGCCGCCGCTTCCCAAGCGAAACATCATGTTCCTAGAGTCCGTAATGTTTGTGATTGAGGTACTGTCGTATTCAATTGCGGCAATTGGAACGGTTCCATCTGGAAAACCGGAGGTCGAAACACCAACCTGAGCAATCAAGACACCTTCTGTGTTAATATCTTGATTAAACTCACCGCCTTGGCCGCCATTTAGATCAACGTCCCAGAACGCACGCGTATCTTGTGTCGTCCCAGTAGTGCTGAGCGTGATATAGACATAGTTTGTCGCGTTTGTTCTAAGTTCTGGCACTAGAGGCGCAGAAAGCTCATCGCCCTCTGGAAGACCAAAAAAGAAACTACCAGCAGAAGATGTTGGGCTATAAAGAACAGAATCTGAGACCTTAATTGATACACTGGAAGTACCAATAGCCTGTGGGGCATCAATGATCTCGAAGCCCTTGAGGATTAGGGGCCTATCTCCTACGAAGCTTCTAATCAGTTCTTTAAAGTCAGAGGCAACGTAAGATTGCAAAGATAGAAAGTCAGGCAGATCTATCCGCTGCTGTGAACCGATGAGCAATCTTCCTAAGACAGCCATATAACCCTCTGATATTAATGCTTTACGCTATCCAAGATCCAAATGATGCCGTGAAGCCTTGGCAACATATAGCATTATACAGTACCTATAATTAGTCTAACGGGTTATCTGGGGTTTTTGAGTAAACATCAAACGCAGAATAGTAGAGTTTGGGATATCTAACCATATATCTAAGAAAAACACCCGCACTCTTAACATCCCCTATCAGGTTTTGAAGAATTACCCTTGCTGCTGACGGATCAGATATGTAAAAGGCGTATTCTTTACCAAGACCACTCATAACATGAGCGCCTTTTCTCCTGATTGCTGTTATCGATGCCCCTGAGGGATGGTCGTATTGAAATATATAGGCTGGATCTAATGCAAGAGTGCCTTCGGCTGCTTTATACAGGTATCTAACTGGCCCTTCTTGGGTATTTAAACCATAGTCAAAGATCAGGAATCCTTGTTCGTCGGGTATGTTGTTTGGTGTCTCAACGTTCAGACTAAATACAACATTTCCTGCCTTAATGTCTGTGGTTATTTTGCCGACATAAGATGAAACAACAAATGGGGCTTTAGTGTCGTACATATAAGGCCCAGTTACGCCGGTATTGACAAGTGCAGTGGTCAAATAAGCTTTCGAATTAGATTCAGCTAAACCGACCCTCTCAATCCTAACTCCACCACCAATTCCCGATGACGCACTGTTGTTTGTTTGAAACTCAAACACATACTCGTTTATGATCTGATCGACCTCAAACACACCGTTAAAGTTTCCGCCGGTAACATCATATATTCTCACCGACTGGCTGGCTTTAAGGCCATGTTTTTCATTGGTCTGTACAGAAACTACGCCATTACCGTCGCAGGATATCGTTGATATAGTTAATTCGATAACGCTAGCTAAATCTGGAAGCTCAGGATTAATTCCATTAAGAACATAACTTCCAGAAATATCTAATGTTTTAGACGCATATGAATATTTTTGATTGTATGCGTCAAAACTGCCGCTTATGTTTTGTGAATGGTACGTGTCCTGGGTTGGGGTGACGATTCTGTTCTTTATTTGTTCTAGTTTTTCAAGGACAAACTGTCCACTATTTGGCCAATCACCGCCATTTTCTATCATAAGAGATGTTTTAGACGGTACATCTACTACGCTAGAAATCATGCCGTTAAGGTGCGCAGATCCCTTAAGTTCGCGCCTCACTACGGGCGGTGTTGCAGGCATCTCGATTATAATCTCACCAGGCGAAACTTCCCAAACCACCGATCGGTTGTTTCTAGTGTAGATCACAGATCTTTCTGGACGCACAAACCTAACAAAATAGTTCGGATTAAGCCCGTGATCAAACGTACCGGGTGTAGAAAAAAGATTATTAAATTCAAAGTAATTTTCAGTTAGATTGATGTTTATTATATTAAAGGTGCCGGAGTTGCCGGGCATATCTATGATGACGTTATCACCAATTCTTGCCTGATCCAACGCAATTGGAGATCCACCGATATACTTGAAGCGAGTCGTGTCGCCAATCTTTGTTATAAGCCACTGCGTTGTTTCGCCAGATCCGGCGTCTAGGATTATGCCGTGAAATTGAAGAGATATATCGACGCGTCCGCCAGTAATCTCTATGGATCCTTTGGCGCCGATAGTTTTTGTAAATATTTTAACGAACTTGCGTTTAGTGATTCTGTTTTCAAATGCCGTAGCAAAACTATATTTTGCTTGACGATTTATGGCAGAAGCTATCTCATCTGCAGTTGCAATAGAGATGTCCGTAAAATCCTCTGCTTTAAAAAGTATGCGTTCAAAGTTAATTGCATCTACGGTGTATTCTAATTCCCATCCGTCTTTCAAAAAGAAAGGCTCGAACTGAGAAGATTCAACTAATGCAGTCGTCGACTCTTTAAAAAAGAAAATGTCCAATAATTGATCAATTACAGCCTTTACTTGCTTTGGCTGATATGCGAGTATTGGAACGTAGCGCCTTAACGTTGTGTCATCCATTCCAACAACTTTAGGTCTAGACACCTTATAGTTGGCGGCTAGGCGATCAATATATGGTCTACTGGCTGTAGATATGAAGAATTGCTTTCGTACTTCTTCAATAAGATTGGCTATATCGTCGTCTGACTCGCCGATGCTTTCAATTAGCGCGCGCCAATTTGGATTGACACGCGTATTGAAGTATGCATTGAGTGCATCGTGTATGCTGTCTGCGGATGTCTTGTTGTTGGCCATCTTTTATCTTACGCTAAGCTGATTAGATCTGGCGTTATGAAGGCCTTTTCGTCGTCGGCTACGGCGATCCTTTCTTGACTTGGGCTTGGGGTCGTAAATGTAACAGCATCGATCCCGATAATAGCTTTTACTCTCGCGATAACTTCAGAGAGGATCATGTCTTCCCCAACACCGAGTGAGTTGACATAGTTGATTATTGTTGACTTGATCTCATTTGTTAGGTCGGTTAGGTTCACGCCGTCTTTAGTTGTGATCTTAAGAGATAAGGCAATTTGTTGAATCAGCGGAGGAAGAACTTCGATAGCAGAACCAACAGCCCTTTGACCAGGATACGCTGCAGCATCTGGTTCATAGCCGTCGATTATTCTTTGCACAGTTCTCATTAGGCCCGTGTAGTACAGATACCCGTCAACACCTGTCGTTGAACCGAGAGGAAAACCTATCTTTCCAAGAGATCTAATCTTGGTTTCGTAAACATCCGACATCTTAAATGATCTGTCGGATGGGGTGGCATAAAGTATGCGTTGCGTAAAATTACCTTGATTTATTGCAGCATGATCGATTTGTCTTACGGTCTTATATTTAAAATCTTCGCCTTCTAATACATAGAATGCATCTAATTTTAGACCTACAAGTCTGTTACCTTCTGCCACACCGTTACTGTTGTTGACGCGTACGTACGGTGAGAGATATGCCGTATCGGCTCCAGCAGAGCTACCCCAACCAACTACAGTTCGTACGCCAGTATTTACTTGATTAAACCAATTATAATTGGTATATGTATCGACGATCAATGAGTCGCCAACTACAACAGAATCGCCCTCAAATACTTGAAGATCATCTGTATTCATGAGCATAGAACCTTGACCAACGTCAGTTTCAAAATTTGTAACAACACCGGTTGCCGTTGCCGTAGTTCCACGATATACCTGGCCCAAGGTTACGCTTGTCGCTAGTGAAGGTGTTGCAGGAGAAAGAGATGTTACTTGCGCAAACTTATCTTGAGAATCCTCACTCTTTTTAATCCAGTCTCCCACAGATACATTTGCGAATGTTCCAGCAGAACCGGTAATAGATGTAGATCCTGACGTCCAGATTGCCGCTGTGTCAGCATTAGAAAGTGGCAGATATGTGTTTAATTCTTCTACGCCGTTTGTATTTTGAATAACAATTGAATCGTTATCAACGGCTAGTACCCTAAATCGACCTTGATTTGCTGACTGAAAAGACGATCCACTCAAAACTACAAAATCGTCAACAGCAACACCGCAGTCGGCGAAATATGGACTAGATCCAGAGACTTTAACTATTCTAAATAAATCTAGTGCACCCAGTTTTTCAATTCTGTAACGTGTTGATAGTGCTTGATGTTTTAAGCGAAACCTAATAAATGGCGTAGGACTAATTGAGATGGTTCCTGATAGACCAGAAAAGTTCGGTGACGCCATTGTCGCGCCGGTTGGATTTAGCACATCGATGTATTTTAAAGAAGTATTTACGGCAACAATCGGAAACCCAGAAACCTCAGATTCTCCTGCAGCATAAGATTTATTTGCGCTGCTCCAACCCGCAGTAAACGTTCCGTACGCGTTCAGAAGATCTCCTTCCTGCGCCTGATCAAGTGTTGTTCCGGCGACGGCAGAGATATCGAAATCTGTTAAGAACGCAACTGCATTTGAATCTAATGAGTTTGTTAGCGCACCATAGAGTGCAGAAGTAATATCGTTTAATGTATTAGTGCTTAATATATCTACTTTAATTTTATAGTCTGATGCAATAAACTGCGCACTAGTTGGAAGAGTTCCATTTCCGTTGATATTAAACCATACAGCATATTTAGTACCGTCCTGAGATACAAAGTAAAAATAGCTACCTTGATCAGGCAACACAGAAAGACTGCTTGATACCGCAAGAGAGAATGTTAGCTTGCTTGTCGAACTACCATCTGTGTACTCGTATGCGTAGAGTTTTGTAGACTGCGTTATCCCATCGCTTATGTACGAGTTAGGGATTGTTGCAACAGCGCCATTTGATTTTGCTGTGATCGTCAGTTTCGCACCAGACTCCGTGTGCTGCCATCTCCAAACCAACCCAGAAACCTTGCCGTACAACGAGGAGACGTCGGCGATGGTCCAGTTGGTAAATGGCGTAATGCGAGTATTGCGCGGATTATAGCGATAATCAAACACACCCACGCCAGCAGAACTTACAGTTATTGAACTGTTTGTAGTTAATCTAGATCTTCTTTTTGCCGGCAGATTGTTATAAATTTCCACTAAATCATTGCTATTTATTGTTGCCGGAAACGCTGAGGTTTTGATCTCTAAATAGTCTACGCTTCCTAATCCTGGAGTTACGATTGCGTCGCCGACAATTGAAAATTCGCCAATATTAGCGCGACCACCAACAATCTCAACGCCACCAGATGTGCCGAGTTTCTTAGATTTAATTTGTATTTTTCTAAAGTTATCTGCAATATCCACATCTGCGACGATAGGTAATTGACTTAATGCTTTTTGCGTAAAATGATGCTTGATATTCTTTATGGTTTTGGGTATTAGTTTAAAATATTCACCAACTTCATCGGTATCAACATTTGGACATGAATTAATAGAGTAGATGGTCGGCGCCACCCCCTGAAGGGTAAGTGCTCTTTTTAAGACAAACTGAGGACTAGCATTTGAGAATGACTGAACAAACGATTGACCATCGTATAGGCCAACAAAACCGTTTAATCCGTAAGAAGGTCGCGGATCGTGGCCGTAGGCAAGAGCACTCGAGTTTCCAGTGTATGAGTACGTGTCTTCACGCGTTGCCTTAGATATCGCCAAATCAGGATCGCCCACCGGGACAGCGGTAAGTGTTTGACTTGTATTTATTGTATCGCAGATGCTTTGAACGTCATTGCTGGTAAGCGGAAAAATTGCACAAGCAGATGTCGAGTTAATACCCTCCACGCCGTCGTCAACGCCCTGCTGAGATACGGATATTGTAAATCCAGTTGCATAAGGCGTCGCACCATCTGAGGCATCGGATCTACTGCCGTTAGACGCATCAGTTATCGTGACAACAGATCCTAAAACGGATGCATTAAAAGCAGGATCGGCGCCTACAAATGAAGCAGTAGCCAATGCTACAGCGCTCGCAGAAGAACCTAGAGATATGCTTACTTGTATTGCTCGATCACAGCCGTGTGGAGGAAGTGCGCTTGAGCCGGTGTTATACCAGACGGCAACGCTTCCGTTTTGATCATATAGCTTAAAATACTTGCCGCCAATAGAGTTTACATCCACTCCTCCTGGCGCAGTTGTTGCAAAGGTAAATCCTGGACTCGCTGTGCCACTACCATTGGATCCACCGGCAAAGTTTCCAACATATTGATTTGTGACGGTGATTATGTTTCCAGCCGAAACGGCATTAAAATAACCATAACTATTAAGTATTAATGCTGTTTTAGTTGCGACATTTGTTGCGCTATCGCCAACGGCTACTGTTGGTATGCATACGTTTCGTGTTGTACCGGTGCCGGGGGGTGTAACTGCTGGAGAACCGCCAATTTGATACCAAAATGCAATAGGACCGAGCTGGTCATTTAAAATAAAATAATCACCAGCAGTTACTGCGCCCGTGCCAGAGCCTTCTGGCGTTGTTGTTATATTTTGAGTTAAATATGCCCCCTGAATATCCGCGACGGTGGTTACATTGGTTTTTTCTGGAAGTCCAACGGATGTTGCTGCGCCATTAGGGTTATATATATCAATAGTTCCATTGACAGAATCAACAGCATTAATGTAGAAAGTGCCACGATTTGCAGTAGAAACGCCCGATGATCCCAAGATCGATAGAATGTCACCAACCGCAACAGAAGAAAGGTCTACATAAGTTTGAGTAAAGGAGTATCTCCAGTTATCGGTTGAGATGGAGGCAACCTTAAATGTAGTCCCACCAATGATTCCAGTACTTCGCTGAGCATCAGAAGCAAAAGTATACGTTGTTAGCGTGTAATCGGGAGTGTTGTCGTGTCTTACTGCAGCAAGTTGATTTGGTATAGACGGATATTCGATAGTAAACCTATGCTTGTCTCCAGTTGGACCATATTCTTTTGCCCTTAGAATCATGGTTGCATTATCGGCTAGTGCCCCGCCTGTACGATACCAGTTTCTACTTTTCATCCATACGGCATAATCACTAAAATCAGTACCAGAAGCTGTAGACCAAACCTGCAGAGTGCCAAAGTTTACACCAGATTCATTGTCGGCATCGTCTGCCGAAAATGATGTTGAAGAAGGGACATACTGGTTATTGACCTTGCCGGTTCGCCACATGTTCACGTTGATCGTGTTGTTAACTGCGTCGCCATCGACAATGAAAACAATCGAATCATCCGCTGACAGAGTTAAACTCTTCATAAGATCAACTTGATCGCCGATGAGGTACGTCATTTCTGTTCTTGGTAGAGAAATCTGCGTACCAACTCGATCGCCAGATAAAAATTCTTTTACTGATCTAAAATGGGATTTGTTTGATCCAGATGTGACACTAATAACATCATCGTATGCTGCAGCCGATGGATTAAATGTTCCAGAAGCTTCTAATATTTCACTATAGCCTACTGGGTTTGGTGTGGCGTTTGCGCTCAATGAGTCTTTTACAGTCGAATATCTAAATCTGTCCAACCAAACATTAGTAGATGTTGGCGCCGTTCGCTTAAACAAAGATAAAAGATCTTTGTCGCTAACACGTGAGGCCACATGAGATTGATTGCCAAACTGATTCGCTTGAGCGGTCGGAAAAACCAACGACATGTTTCCAACTGAAACAGGTGCGCCAATGGACCCACCGTTCTCAGTTGTGCTGGTGGTTTTTATTGACGAAGTTTTAAAGATGGAGCCTTTAACATTCATCAGGTCATTGTTTAATGAAGCCACTACATCTTTAAGTGATGCGCTAGCTGGCGTGGGAAGATAAGAACCGCGCCAAATCTGCGGATACACATCGGATGAAAACACCTGGATATCAGAACCAGATACGACAGAGAATGGTCCTTCTGTAACTGCATTTGCATTTACGACATCGATCCAGGTGTCGGTGGGCGCAGAGATATGGGACCCCTTTGCAACGATCTTAAACATGCCTGCGTTTGCAGATGAAACCCACGAAGAAGATCCACTGCGATATGCAATGTACACAAAGTCATCAACTTGAGCCTGCTGGAATGAGTTAGTTGAACTAGACAAGATTCGCATCAGGCCAGATGATGCTGACATTGTTATAGTCGTACCGGCACTAACCGACACATCTGTTCTAGGTTCAACATTAGCGCCATCGACGCCAATTACAAGTTCTGCAGGGCGCCCTGAAGAGTCTGTGGATAAGTTATATGTGCCATTGCTGGTGCTGTTAGATATAGCACTACCCTTGGCGTCAACAGTTCCTGCGGTTATTGAATCGCCAGGATTTAAAGTGATCCTGAGTTGAAGATTGCCTGTTTGACGATTAAGTGCAAATTGAGATTCTGTTCCCGTAGAAGAAGTGTTTGCACTTCCAAACATATTCCCAATATAACTACCGCCCAGAACACTTAAAGAAGATGAAGTACCAATCTTATTAGATCTAATTTGCAGCTTGCCGCTAGATGTAGTCGATGCCGTGATGCCCGCAAATTTTAAATTAAACGCATTTGCCCACTCTTCAAGGGTAACCGCACTAAACGGTTTGTTGTTGAAATCTGTGGAGGAGACGAACGTCCCTGTTTGGGGCGGAGTTCCATCTACTTGAAGAATAAGAGTTCCAGTTGTTGTTATTCCCCACGGTGTTGGATCTGATTCCAACAATGCTGAAAAAGCTTTTTCCGTCAAAAGAGTATTGTTTTTATAAAGCGTAATATATGAGTATTTATTAGTTGGAAACTTAAGCACAGAATTTGCATAAAGCAACGCATTATCAGAATTTCTAAGCGCAGATACCTGAATGTATTCTGCATCATGCGCAGTTGGATATAGTAGTAATCGAGTAGAATTTTCTGTTAAACGGCATCTAAATGCGAATCCATTCTCTGTTGCTTGATCGTTGATCGCAACGACGATCTCTGGAAGAGTGGCCGCTGAAATATTTAAGAAACTACTAGACGAAAAGGTAATTTCTTCTTCGAGAGAATCGACTGCAACGCGTAGGACCATTCCTTCTGTCATCTCAACAGGACCGGAAACTTGATTTACGACCTGCGGACGAGGAAGTGGATAATTGGATAGTTGAAGAAATTCTTCATCCCCAACTGCAGATGCTAAAAGAACATCAACAGATTGGCCCGCAAAAGACGGTTGAAAACCACTACCATCGTCGATATAGACGATAGATGGGTCGCCAACGGTCGGCGGCTCAGTGATAACGGCAGAAGATACTTGTTTGCCATCGGCAGAATCGGACACGCCAATAATTGCGGCAAGTATTGCAGCTCGAGTGCCACGGGCTAACGTGGATGTGTAGTTTTTGATTCTTTCGCGAAGTTCATCATCTGATTCGACATCGCGCCCATCGGTCAACGAAGATGTGTTTGTTACGGCAGCAGAATCAAACGGCTGAGTTTCAAACTGAACGATGGTATTTATGCCGGCATTGCCTTGTGCGCCAGAACTCTCTGCAACAATCGCGACACCCTCAACAGAATCTTCGCCCGCAGGGAGAACGGCATCTCTTAGCGTTTGATATCGTATTTCAGGCGTTAAGTTGTTTAGAGGAATCTTGACAGTGGTGCCAGCAGATATGAGGCGATCAGATGTATTTTGACGATCGATCACGATATCGGACGCTAGATGGTCCTTTTGAAGCGCAGATCCAAGATTAATCGTGTAAAAGCTTCCATTGAACACAATACTAGTGTACGGTATAGGGCCCTCAAACTGAGGCGTACCGCGACCGATATATAGTTCGCCTGTAGAAGCCCAACCAGACGCATCGTTAACATATACTTTACTGTCACCCGCTATTGGTGCCGGTTTTACAGCATAAAGCGTAGTTGTTCGCTTGGTAATGCTGGTGTCTGTAATCTTGATAAAGCCAGTAGCCCTAACAGATGCTCTTCTAGTTAATCCGTAATCGGCAGCACGGGCATCCAGGTCTAGATTCTTTAGGGCGTCGATATTTAAGGTTTCTAATACGCTTAGAATTGACGCATTGTTCTCAAAGTCTTGAGCAGCAACAGCCTCTAAAAGAGTCAGCAAAACTGAACCAGTATTAATATCGTTTACTGGCGTATCGGCTATAATCTTACGTACTAGTTTGCCAAGAATTTCGTTGTAACTTTGAAGAGTTATAGCCATTTTCGACCCTTACTTAGGGATATTTATCCCAAACGATATCGGTATTACGGTTCCATTTCCACCCGCTAAAGTTACGCCAACGCTTATCTTATACGCCGATGCGCCGTGCGAATCTTTGCTTAGATATTCTACCGTTAAATAGTCTAGTCTATCAAACCTAGAATCACTTAGTATTTGCCTAGCAACACTTTCAGATATGACTGATTTTATCTGTTCGGGCTGCGAGTTGAAGTTGCCCGTTACATCAACAATCCCATAGTCCCCATGCCTTATAAGCTCCCCCTCTGAGGTGCTTAACAGTATGCGTATGGCCTGCATAGCATTTTCTGCACCGTAAGACAGTTTTAAGTCCCCTGATGGTGAAAACTGCAGATCGCCGTCGTCACCGATTAAAAGATCGACCCCAGCATTTTTTTCGTCTTGACTGCTGGATCTCAAAAACCAAGGTGCTGGCTTGTTGAGCGATGGTGGAAGGGGGCTATTGGATGGTATCAATACAAAAAAGTTACTATTTATTGTATTTTTTTGAAACACCCTAATCGATGCGCTGTCGATTGTTTTGTATTTAGACAGGTCAGCGGGACCGTTTAGTTGAAGTATCAAGTCTCCAGAGACTGGAACTTCACGAATGCTTAGAATTACCCTTTGGTCAGGGGGTCGTTCTGTGTCTGATTGCAATATAATTATTTGATTTAAAAATACTTTTTCTTTATTGAGTGCGCCAAAAGAATCAGTTGCTGCTATTATGATCTGATCGTCGCTGCCGTTTGATATCAGCTGTAATTTTTGTCCAACTTCATCAATATACGGTGGTTTTAGGCCATTTGCGATTACTATTTCAACCCATCGATCTGGGTCGCCCATGGTCCGTCTCGCCAACCCTTGTATTGTTTCGCCATAATTTAGTTTCACTAAAGATCCAGAGGCGTATGAATCGATGTTTATCTCTGGATTATCTGCGTTAACTCGAGCAAAGGCAAAAGGATCTATGGTCGCGACGGACGAAAGATTTGTCTCGTTTGCCAATATGCCGTCGATGGTAAAAATACCGTTTTGAAACAAAAATGCAGAAACTAAATCAGTTATCGATGGCGTAAGTGACTGAGGTAGCGGCGCCCTATTGTATATCTGATCATACGTCGCATCGCCGGCACCAATAATATCAGCTATCGCATCGCGTCCGGCATTAAGTTGCATACGCATATTTAAGAAATTGTTCTTATTAAAGAAATTTACTCTTTTAATCTCAGATTCGATAATATTGCTCTCAGCTTGAGAGATAGATATATCATCTATGTACATCTGATCTATTACGGTATAATATTTTGATAATAAAGATTTATTTGTTACTGCTTTAATAAGTGATGATTTTTGTGTGACAGCAAAATTAACAAAACGATCAAAAGAATCCAGCTCAACTCTCATCCTGGATGGGTCGTCAGAGGCGTCTATGCGATCAACTAATGTAGGTCGTATCGTAGACCAATTTTCAATTATGTACGTTAATCTGAGCGGCAGCAATGCCGGCACATCTGATAACTTTAAACTATCGCCAGTTTTCACCTTAATCCATAGATTAAGATCAGAGTACGCAGCATAAGCGGTATCAATGGCACCCATACTAAGCCCCTAAAGTCTTTATTGCACCCTTACCAGACGAAAGCGCAGTTTTACCACTATTTATAGCTATCTTTGCGGTTGCTGCAACGGACAGCGTTGAATCAAGGCCAAGATCTTTAAAGCGATTGCGTAGCTCTGGTGACTTTTCGTTAGTTATTGGTCGTAAATCATAAGCTCTTAAATTTATTGTATAATTGTATAGCATTGGGTTTTCAGAGTTTCTTTCTAAAACAAATCTCTGAACTACGCAAGAATATTGATTATTGTCTTTATAGTTTAAAAACTGCAACGGAGAATTTTTACCAGTACCTGGAGCCATTGATTCATTTATCTTATTGTTTTTAATAGATGCACCAGATGAAGCGCTTTTTTTATGCTTCAATAAAAATCTATAAAGATTATGAAAAGCTACGTAGCCACTGACATTATTAAAAACACCCACTTCGTGTCCATTGGAACCTTTTACGGCCTTAACAACGTTTCCTGCTTGATTTAGTGCCTGCTCTATTTTTCCTGCAGTTTTAGGGAAAAGGCCACCAAGTGCCGTAGAGATTGTAAAATCTTCATATCTCTTGCGGCCACTGTTAGATATTGGCTTAGGTGGGCCAGAAATGTCTAGCGGCTGCTCTTCTACATACTGAGGAGCAAAACCGGTTGTTCCATTAATAACTATGTCAAAATATCTTTGTTCAGAGTGTTCTTCGACTGTTCCATAAAGAGTCGATATGATATTTGTGGCAAAATGTGTAGTAATATTAAGATTTTTAGGGCTTATTGGCAAGTAGAATATGTAATTTTTACCGTCGCGTTTTGCTTTAAACGCATATGGTTGCGATTTGTACCAGTTATCTGGTATGGGCTCGTACAGCGGTCCTTGTGCATTTGATGAATTAGGTACCAACGACGATGGATCAACATCAGCACCAAAGAATTTAGCTACATTCTTTACCAGATTTGTTAATTGACTTCCCACAACTTCCTCCCATTATATGCTACCATCAAAAGCTATAAGCTACCTTTAATAGTTGAAAGCTTTGTCTTAATTTGTTCAAGTTGCGCCCACGTTGGGGCTGATTTTATTGGCGAACATGGGCCAACAGGAGAAGAGACAACGAGAGTGCCAATTGCGTCTACGATTTTTATTAGACTATCAACAAGCTCAACGCCCCCAAAACCTATTGCTATCTTTGCGGATTTTATCTTAATCTCCTTCAAAGATTCAATTGAAGTGCTTAGCGTAGAAATTGTTAACGATTTTTTGCTGTCAATCTTAGACTCTGTGGCATTTAATGTAAAAGAGCTATTTTTTTTAGATATCGATATGTCTACTGCGCCAGACGCAATTGATATAATGCCATTTGTTTTATCTAAGCGTATAGTTTGCACAAATGGATGGGCGTCGCTGACCTCAAATGATCCATCTTTTTCAAAAGTCAAATATGAACCAGACTTTGTCGTATCGTATGTGGGTTGCGGTATTTTGCCGGTGGCAACAGCGCCCTTTAATGCTGGAACCGTTATCGGTGTACCTTTAAAGATTATCTTATACGCGCCGTCTTGATCTATAGAGGTTTTAAGACCATTAAACTCAGACACGTACTGCATTGAATTAGATTTTATCTCAGATTGTCTAGCGGGATGTTTCATGCTGCCCAGTATTATGCCGTCATTAGGTGAGCCACCCAAATGTGCAACTATAACAACCTCACCGACTCTGTTAGAGTAGTTTCTAGGCTTTGGCTTACCCTGTATTGGTATGTTTACGTTTCTGGCTCCCCATTCTTCGTAATTGTATACGTCACCAAATTTGGTCATTTGGCGGCAATTTAGGATATAACTCAATCCCTTGTGTGTGACCTCTACCAAGTAGAACAAGTTGTCTTGTTGTGTGTTGTATTTTGCTTCGCGTATTATTCCAACGCGCACCTCACCATCCATTTTGTTTGTGTTGGAGATGCTAGACGGCGTATATAGGGTTGAATCTCTAATTATCACGACTATTCTCCATAAACATCGTCTATTAGCGTTTTATCTGCTGGTAGTGCTTTTACGTCGGATTCAACAGCAAAACTACTATCAGAAACTAAAGCCGTGGCATCTTCGTTGGCCATTATGCCGCGTGTAAACGATATGTTAGTTAAAAAGGATCGGGATCCGTTTTCTATATAGCTAAAACTATGACTAACGCTCTCGACATGCGCAATAAATTTACCTTTGCTGTTTCCTTTTACGTAAGACGTATGGCCAAACAAAGACGCATCAACCGTAATATTGTCGCCCACGCCAATAAAATCATTCTGGCCCATGATGCTGATCGTACCATTGAGCATCTTATGTGTGTCAAAATACCAATCAGCTAGCATCTTTCCCCACTCGATCAGGAATTGCCAGTCTGTGTTGCCATTTTGATTTACTGGAACAAATCTAGTGCTATACATTAATGGCTTAAAACCATGTCTAGCAAAAGACTTTGCATCATATTGCGGCCCCTTGCCCTTAGCGTATGCTTGAGCGCCAATAGTTTCGCCAGGCTTAAATGTAAAGAGCGTAAAATCAGGGACTACTTCTACGTAGTTTATTACGTCTTGGCTATTTGTGCCAACCTCTACGCTTACAACATCATTTTTATCTATATTGCACTTCTTTAACAAGAAAAAACTTGATGAAAGATATCTTTTATTTTTCTTTAGCCAAAATGGCTTCACCCTTTTATAGAGGGTAAGAGTTGGCCGTGAATTATTGTTTTCCCATCTTAAATCTGTAACCAGTTCATTAATTGCGGTGTTGGCGTGGGTGTTTAGTAATTGCCACATTGAGTTGATACCACGTAATGCTTCTGCATTGAATGGGCCTTTTGCTTCTTTTATATCTTTAGCGTACTGGTTGTGGCCAGACAACACACCGTCTACAACATCAACGTATTGCGCTATTACACTGGACCCAACTGAGGGCAACGAAACACTTAATCCAGGCGCAGTTAATTTCGACGATAGCTGACTCGGCAGTACATATGATGCACTATTTGCCGTGTTATCAAGTTGGCCGTTTTTATATATACCAAGAGCAACACCCATGCCCCATGACTTTACTATAGTTTTAACTAAATCAGTAGTAGTTTTTACCATGGAGCTGTTGTCTACGTCGCTACCGCGCATTACTTGATAAGTTAATTTTATTGCGTTTAAAAGTGGGCTATCGGCATACGATTCAACCGTTGAATCTATATATAGATAAGATTCAAATATTGATCCCCAATCTCTTCCAACCAGTACATAGTGCATAGATCGCGCACCGGTTGTCTGATCAACAGACATAGACATGCGCACAGAATCTATGACGCCGATCATTTTTAATGTTGATTTATTAGAGGATTCTAAATCTTTTTCCGTCATTTGATACGGCGACATATGTATCTCAAGCCAGCTTCCTGTACTTAAGGCCGCAATCCAATTTTTAGTTGGTGCAAGAATAATCTCAAATCTTCCAGACGGAGAGGATTTTGATTTGTTTGTTCGTATGGAAACTATAGACTTAGTTAAAACAATTCGTTCATAATTTTGACTAGATATTGCCTTACTGCCACCCCTGTCGAGATAGTTGTAGACTACTATTCCTGCTGTAGGGTTTCGTAATGACATTTTTATTTAACTCTGTTAAGATTCAATATGGCGTGCTCTAGGCTAACAGGGCCGCCGAATCTTTGAAAAAATTCAGATCCAGCAACATGACTAGACATAGGGGACCTACCCATTTCCAATGGTCTTATTGCCTCACTGAGCTTATCTACAGCCTTATCAAACTTTACAACACTTTCATCAAACTTAGAAGTGTCAATGGTCATCTTTTCGCCAGCTTGAGCTGCCTCTTTTCCTGCTTTTTCTACGTCTGTTGATGCTGCTGCTCTAGTCATTACTTGACTTATCAAGTTCATAGATGTATATTCGCCAAGCATGCCTTGTGCTTGAAGAACCTGACCTGCTTGACCAGTTGCCATTGCGGCTTGAGCAAGTTGCGCTGCACCGGCTTCTCCAGTTAATGGAGTTAATGGCGTTGGTGTTGCGGGGATCTTGTACGATTGACCAGTTATGCCAGCAGCACCTGAAATTAGTCCGCCAATCTTAGTTTTTGTAGGAATAGAAAGACCGGACATATCGCCGGTTTCTATGGCCTTCATGACCTTGGATTTTTCTTCTGGCGGTATCAGTCCGGAGGCAAATAATCCTTCAAGCGACATCGATACGGATGCTGTTTTTGCAATATCGAGACCCATCCTGCCTCTAGCTCTACCCGAAGGATCCACAAACAATCCCGCATAATCGCCAAGTGCTGATATCATCGTATCCGAAACAATTTTTCCTGGCTGTAGTTGATCTTTATATTGACGATACACGGCTTCCATCTCTCGCGGATCTTTGCCCGCTAAGCGACCGGCTTCAAAGGTTGTTAGTCCAGGAATCTTTGACGTAAGTGAATCAATAAATGTCATTGATTCATAGCCCAATCTAGATCCCGCCGCGCGTATGCGCCCTGCAACATCTTGCTGCTGATAACCAACCAAACCGCGCTTTAGTGATTCGTCTATCGGCAATTCGGCATATTTTTCAAGACCAAAAGATATGCCTCTCTGCATTTCAGTTACAGCACCGATGCCTCTTGAGGCCGAATCTCTTGCGAGATTTTGAGCAAGGTCCATTATCCCTTCGAGGGATTTTGCGTCATCAACGCCTCTTTGAACTGCTTTTGCTAAAATCTCTTCAACGTCTCGGGCACCGCCGCCAAGCGTGGTCATCTGACCAACTTGCTGCATATAAGATTGCGCAGACATTATGCCAGCCGCTTGAAGCTGTCCGGCGCGTATTACGGTTTCAGCTGCAATACCGGGAGATCGAGCAAAAGATGGGCCGATTCCTCTTACACCTGCACCAAATAAGGCTGCTTGTTCTTGTGGCCCTATGCCTAGGGCAGATAGCTGTTCAACTGTAGCGCGCGATGTTGCTGCGTCATACAGTGCAGGCAGTCTAGATCCTGCTCCGCGCATTTCATTAAGGGCGCTCATGCGATAGTTAAATAATGCCTGTCTCGCCGCATCGGGTACTGCATTTACTACATCTGCTAATTGTATATCTTGTTGGGCAAATCCAAGCTGAGTTTGAGCGCCTGTAATGCCGGCCGCAATTCTGGCGGCATTTTGCGCGCCCGATATAATGTTTCCAGTAGACAAGCCGCCGGATAGGCTCCACGGCACGTCGCCTGTTTTCATTGTTGTAATTGCGCCAGCTGCACCCGTTGCTATATCAACACCCGCACCAATAGTGCCTAAAGCTTCTGCTCTAGTTCTATAGACATTTCCAAACTGTGCAGCTCTTGAGAATTGATCTTGTGAGAATCTGCGCATTGCTGCCATATCGCCCTGTGAGGCGGCAAATGCGTCATTGTATTTTTGGTTCATCATGGCCGCAGACTGTATGCGCATGGCCATTTGTTCAGATTGAAGTCCGACGCCAAAATATGAAACCATATCTACTGCGCGTCCAGCGAGATCACCGTATCTTGCTAAACCCCCAATAAAACCGCCACCTCCGCCACCGCCGCCACCGCCGCCACCGCCTGCTTGTTTCATTATCTGTCTTTGTTTTTGATATTCTTGATCTGCTTTTTCAAACTCTTCACGAGTTTTTGCAGTTACGGTGTTCGTCTTTTCCAGCTCTTCTCTAAACTTACTTAAAGCGCTTAAGAATGCATCTTCAGAGGTTTTGAGTCTTTGCGATATGTCGCCTATACTACCATAAGCGCCATACTTAACGCCCTCTCTTATCGCCTCTTCGCCTCGCCGCTGTGCAATACTTTGTGCACTTTTTTCACCGTATTCGACTTCTTTTTTAAGAATGGCTTGCTGACGTTCTCGAGTTTGTATTGCAGATTCTAGTTGGGCTTCTTTCTTTAATTTTTCTCTATATTCAGATTCAAGTTTAATATATCTCTGCTTACCCTCAGGTGTTTCGACATCCGCCGATGCCTCTGCCAGTACTGTTCCTGCCAACTCTCGCGCGCGAGCTGCTCGTGTCAAACCCTTGATCAGATTAGCTTCTGATGAAGCAATAGAAGCATATCTCTCTACACCAGTTTCAAAATCAGCACCGCGTCTGATATTGGTGATGCCCTCTCTAGGATGGGAGACTTGGCTAATAACGTGCTGTTGAAAAAGTCTACTTGCAACCGCTTTTCTTGCTTGTTGCATTTCAGCATATCTCTCTTGGTGAGAAGAGATCTGTTGAAGTGTTTGCTTTTCGTAATCTTTAAATTGCCTATAAACAGCTTCGGGTAGATTTTGCGGCGGTAAAGATGCCATTGTTATACGGGCAGTTTCTGCACTCATGCCCAGCGATCTAAAGAGTTCTTCAGACGGCGCCTCGGTTGGAATCTTACCTCTTCCGTAAGAAACCCTACGACGCATAGCATCTAATTCAGATTGAACTCTCTGCATCTCTTGTCGGAGTCTTGTCATTTCAACGGTCTCAATTCGACCGCGCTGCTCCTTGAGAATTAGTTCGCTACTGTATTTAAATGGTTCAGACGACCCAATCCGATCTAAAGAATTTGGTTTCCTATTTAAATGTGAGTTGTTGTCGTCAGCCATCTAAAAATCCTCGTCTATGTCCTCGCCAAAATCTTCACCGTATAGCTCTTTGCCTTGTTTTAGCTGTTCATCCATCCAGGCGCGATCTTGCTCATTTGGTTGCCACTGTGGCAAAGTCTGATTGCCAGATTGCTGCAACTCTTTCTTCTCTTCAGCCTCAGCCCAAGCTAGAGCATCATCTTCTTTAGCTTTTTCTATATTATCAGCTTCTTGCTCAACGCGCTCCTTGGTGGCCTTCTCTCTTTCGTAGAACTGCCTAAATTCGTAATAGAGTTCTTCTAGGGTGTATTCTTTAAGCAAAGGGTCTTTAAGTGGTCTAGAGTATGTTTTTGACCACCAGAACGACAAAAATCGTAGTTGAGCAGCCTCCGAGTCCAAATCTTCTCTGGCCGCTCTTTCTACGATCGTATCTATAGCTTCAAATGCCGACGTATAGTCGGCCTCTATTTTCCCAACTCTTTCTGGGCCGCCTTAGCTTTTTCATCAAGTTCTTTTCGCCACTGAAGAGATTCTTCTTCAACCTTGTCAAACAGGGCAACTAACGTATCTTCGTCTTCAATGCTTAGACCTTTGCCTTGTGACCACCAGTTTGGCCCGTCAGAGATCTTTGTTCTGAGGGTGCTAAGAGCAATAGCCATCCCCATCAATCCATTTGTTGGGTTTGCCATATCTGATATTAGACGGCTTTTTTCAAGTTCTAATTGATATTTTTCAGCTACATTAAGTCTACACTTAATAGTAAACGTACCCTCATATGTCATTCCGCTATCTTGGCCAACATATGAAAACGAAAAAGTTCTTTCTTTTTTAGGCAGATCCATAGCAACTCCTTAAACTTCTGCTTGAATTATACTTAAAAACCAAGCTTACCTTTAAGAAAGGTACCTGTTTTTGATAAAAGTCCAGCATTGGGGTTGCTGGGATCTTTTTCCATATCGGTTGAAGAAAAGGGCCGGGGTGGATTTTCCGCTTGCCACCCTACCGCTCTCCAGGTTAGGGTGGTTTTTCCCATCTGCTCAGAGGATATTTCGCCCTGTTGGCCCGTTACCATCGCAGTGCCGGCCCGAAACATGATCGCATCAGTCGCAGAGTCTTTAACCTCGATTGAGATGTATTTGTTCATCAAAAATGAGGCGGGATCGCTTTGAAAGCGAGATACTTGTGGAGATTGGCCTGGAAGCTGAAATAAGCTTAGAGTACCAGTCACTTCAATTCTTTTAGGCGCTATTTCCCACGGAAGCGGGTCATCGATCGTCTGTATTTCAGTTGCGTCTGTTCTGACGTTCCAGGTCACACCGAACGCGAACGCGACGATGTTGCCGTTTATCCTAAGTATGGTACGGGCGCCTGTAAGATATTTCGCCTGCGGCTTTAAGGTAAAAATTGTTTGAAAAGATGACGCAAAGTTTTCCTGAAAAGAAGGTGCGCTTTCGTTTCTTCCAAAACCTCTTCTTTTCATATGTCACCTATTGTGTAAAACTAGATGAATCAGCGATAAAGCTGTCCTCATCCAGAAATTGGGCTATGAATTGAAACGTCTGCATCATATTGCTGCGCTTAGAAAGCTGCGCCCCCATTTGAGTTATGCGTACGTTTCTTAATCTAGAAACCCCAAAAGATTCCCCGTTGGGTAGGTTTTGATATATCTCTATATCAAACGTAACTGCATCTTGAAGTGCAGATGGATTAAGTGATCGATCCGCCCTACCGTCTGCACCATATCCAAAAGTGGATGCTATAGAATTTTGTTGCTTATTTTTACTCCACGAGCCGACGCCATTACCAAGATTATCGACTCCATTTGGAGTAGTAATACCAAGAGACTCAAGCTTCTCCTTAAGATCGCTTATGTATCTGATGATTGTAAACGATCCGTTTACGTCATAGCTTAAAGGATCGAACGAGTTAGCCTCATACGATCCAAGCATTTTGGCTCTAGCGTGAGGAATAGAGACTGTGTAAGAAAGATTAGTTGCAAAAGCTAATGTTACCCCATTGACCTTGAGCTTACAATTAGCTCCTGTAACAAAAAATGGGGCAACATTAGCCATATATAACCATTAAGCTATTAGGTTAAATCTGTATCAGTACTAACACCAACAGTGTGATCGTCGTCTTGCATTAGACGGCCAACGAATGCATAAGCTTCAGTAAGTACGCCGCGCTTGTTCACGCTGCCGCTCATGCGAGTAAGTCTGCAGTCGATGATCTTTACAACCGGGGTCGATGTTGCGGTGGCGCCATCAGCACCGCCTAGCGATTTTTGAAAAATCGCGATATCCACGGTCGATGTTGCCAAAATACCAGCGGGATTGAACGCATCTCTTTGGTTAATTGCTGCGGTACTACCGCCTAACGCGCCAATACCGTTACCGCTTGCAGCGGCTCCTGGAAGCGTTGCACTTGCTGTCGCTGTCGAAGCAATTGCAGCACCTTTTGCGTATCTAACGACAGTAAACGAACCATTTACCGTAATTGCGATTGGTTCGTTTGCGATAACTTCAAAATGCCCCATAACCTCAACTGGAATAACAGCTGTGTCAACAGAGTACTGAATGTCGGTCGCATATGCCAACGTTTTGCCGCCAAACACGATCTTTGCGTTACTACCTGTAATTAAACCTGGTTTTACGCCTGCCATGAAATCTCCTAGGGACCCTAGAGCCCAAATACGTTAGGGTTGCAGCGCACTATGCGACCGCACCATGAATATATACTATCATGTTTGATATTAGGGTTTACCTATCTTTCTAGGATTTTGGGCATCTACTATCTGATGGACACCATGCGGAGCAGTAGAGTGATTTACGATCCACTCGTCTTCTTTGCTAGTTAGAGCCCTCATGCGCGACGTTGGCCCAGAATATTGGCGCATAGATGAGTGTAGCGCGTCTTCTGGAACCCAAGCAGACACGACCTTTCCCCTAGGCTCCTCGTAATAAGCCTGCCTATGAGCAATATCGAGCTTAGGGGTCCAGGAAGTCTGGATTCCTTGCGGGTACTGCGTGCCCGATTCTTTTACGTTTTTATCTGCTTCGCCGATTGACATTCCGCGATGAAGTAAAAACTCGAGCTTGCCGGTATTGGGGTTTCTGCGGTGCTCTGTGGCGGCAGTTAACTTAGATATGGCCCTTATTCTGGCGGGTCCTTCCATCTTTGGGATTTGAGCCTTGGCTTGTCTTGCCTCTTCTGGATCGGTTACATCTGAAACCCACGCAGTCCTAGCCTCACCACCGGGCGAGGTCCATTCTGATCTAGGATCAAATTTAGGTTTAGCGGATTTAACTAGTTGCCATTGACCTAGACTGTTTGTTTTGATTTCTTCCATGTGAGACTCCGCAATTAATTCTAACACAGCACGTTATTGTGACCTTAGCCAATCAATAACCTCAGATTGGTTGCCACAAAATTGCGGAAGTCTTACGCTCAGAGTGATATACCTTTTAATACGCTTTTTTACACCATCTGTAAGCGTACCACCGCGCAAAGAAAGGCGGTACCTAATAGTATTCTCATCTTCGTTTATGATCGCCGTAAAACATCTAACATTATTTTGTGCCATAGTCTTGGCAAACCTAGTTGCTTGCGTATTTATAACGACTAGACTTTTATCTTTTGTAGCGAGCGCTTCCTTTAATGCGCTATCGAAGCCAAGTACATCTACGTCTATGATATTAAAATCATTATTAAGTTGCTTAGATGCCCATGTCTTGCCAGAACCAGACGCCCCGCACAGAACATATATCAATGGTTTCTTACCGGCCCATTCAACGAGGTCGGTCGAATAGTCTACCTCGTTACCCCAAAGTTCCAGATATTTTAGACCTTTGTTGTTAAAGAAGTTACGCTTCCTGTTGTTGCTGGCTAAGTGTTTTTGTTGGTTATGCCAATAGTTACCATGTACATCTAAGTATGTGTCCATCTCTGGAATATAGATGTCTACAGTGTAGAAGTCTTTTACAACTTGACCATGAGCTAGCGGGTATGTTTGCTTTATCTTATTTAAGACTTCGATCTCTAATTTTGAAATCTTTTCCGATTGCATCTTAGCCAAGGCTTTAGCGTGTGCGATTTTATTTTCTGGTAAAAGTCTAAGTTTTTTAAGAAGCTCTGCCCCGTTCTCGTCACTTAGCTTTTGTTTTTCGGTTCTATTCTCTGGGTATGCATACCAGTTCATAGAGCACTCAATAGAGCAAAATTTATTTTCTCTTTTTAGATGAGATTTGTGTTTTTGTAGCGATACTTTACAATATGCACAGGTTGCATCAACCAGACCACCTTTATAATTAGGATTTTTTTGTCCCGATAGGTTTTTAACGTAGCACTTTTTGTGAAATCTAGGTGGTTCTGCTTCGCCTTTGGGGATTGGGACCGTTTCGCCGCACACTTCGCAATCGTTGAGTGGGCGACCATTGTGGGCAAGAACATCGGTCTTGTATTGCTCTTTAGTGTATTCACTAGAACAATGTGTTTTCCAATGTCGGCTCATGAGCCCGTTGAGTTGCTTGGTCTGTAGGTCGCAGAGATGACATTTGTACATAGAAAAACCCTCTACCAAAATTATACTTGGTAGAGGGTTTTGATTTAATTACTTGATTTTATTAAGCTGTTTGACTAGCGCGTTGCAAAGTAATGTCGGAAAGTACAAAGTCAACCCCTTCTACAAGCTTGATCGTAACCGAGATGTAGATAGTGTTGCCTTCAATACGAACGCTAAGAGACTTAAAGCCTTGCGGAGCGTCACTTGTACTAACCGTAATGCCTTGCGATAGGAATGTAGCGAGAACTGATTCTGCAGTAGATTGAACCTCTGATGCTCGCAGCGTATTCTTAACGCCGATATAGCGAAGTTCCATGGTGTTGCGGAAGTTGTAAGCAACAACGTCAGCAGCGTACATGACGTTTGCACGGTTGTATACCCAGTTATCATCGACGCCGTAGGTCGTGTTGTCTACTACAACGCGGTATCCACCGGTTCGCGGAGCTTCCAAGAAAGTGATGCCAGACTGGATTGCGTCATCATACTGCGTATCTGGATCGAAGTCAACCACGATATCGGCTTCAGGAGTGTTCATTGATTGTGCAGTTTGGCGGATACCAGAGCAGTTCATGAACTTGAAGGTTAAAGGAAGACCGATTGGCGATCCGCCGCGCGAGCCAGCAAGTAAGCATGCCAATGCCCATGGCTGAAACCATTTGATGGCGCCTTGTGCGTTGATTTGACGGATATCTTGGATAACCATCTGAACGCGGGCGTCGGCCATATTGCCTGCTTTATCTTTACAGCTGCTGTACGAAGCTTTAGCAGACAGATATCCTTGACGTTCACTTTTCTTCTTGGTGGTTTTCATCAAGCTGAGATGTGTCTTAACTGCTTGATGAATACCGTCAATCGTGTAAGTGGAGGAAGGGTCGGTGAGGTTGTCAGCGATGTCGGCGGTTGCGTTTCTAGAAAATAGTGGAACCACAGAGTTAACATGGAACTTCTCAAATTTAGAGAGAGCACTTACGATATCGGATGTCAGAGTGCCACCCTTTGCGCCACCCGCCAAAAGCGTTTCGCTTAGAGCGGCAGGAAGACCCTTTGTTGCCGAAGCAACGAGGCCGGCGATATTGGATTGCTCAAAAAGATCTTGAACTTCCATAGCGTCTTTTTTAAGGCGCGCAGCTTTCATACCTGTTGCACCAAAGGCACCAACGCTCGACACGAGATCAAGTGCGTCAAGACCAAGTTGGTTGTAAACTGGACTGCTAACAGCTGCACTCCAACCCGGCTGGAGAGAGATAGATTCGGCAAGCTGTTTGATGGTAACAAACGCAGCTTTGTCGAATTCAATAGTGCCAGTAGACGCAGTAAGAGTAACTTTGCTATCGCTAACAGAAACAGAGGCAGATGTTGCGCCGCCGGTGTTATCGCGACCAATCTCAAGGACAACGTGTCCGCCGACGGTGTCTTCTTCAACGAGAAGATCTCGTTTTTGATTCAACGAAATCGTGCAACTAGGTTCAGCTACTGAAACAGACACGCCGGCAACAAGACCAAGCTTGGTGAGATCGCCAGGAGTTGAGTCGACGAGTTCAAAAGAACGTCCCCATCCTTCTTGATATTGAGAAGGGGCGGCATCCATCTCAAGCTTAACAGATGTTCCAGATGCAGAAGCGGTTAAACCAGATGGAAGCAGACCATTTAATTCAGTAACAAGTTCTGCCAAATCATCGTGATCGATGGAAGTAGAGCTCAATGTAACTACGGCAGCTGTCCCGCCGTTCATTCTAACGGAAAAGGAGGCACCGTTTAACGCCGCACTATATCCCGGCGGCGTGGTTCCCGTAACTGCTGGAGCGGTTTCTGCAGTTGCAAGAACCTTAACGGAGATCTGATTTCCACCGACGCCCCACTCTTTTGCTCGAACAGTTCCATAAGAACCAGCAAGAGCAAGACTTGCACGCACTGAGGCGTTGGTCTTATAAACCCACACAGTTTGGGCGCCGCTTGGGATTGCGCCATCAGATGCAGGAGAAAACAAGAAGTTAAGAGCGTCGACAATTGGGCCTGATCGATATTTACCACGAGCTTCGATCAAACGATCAGCTGTAAAGAAGTTGTCGGCAATGTTGGTTTCGGATGTACCCGGTTCGCCTGCGTCAGCTTCGCCAAAGATAGCTATAAGACCAGCTGGACCCAGAGGGACGTTGCCCGATAAATCGATCGTGGTTTTCGAATAAGCCCCCGGCTTGTACAGTGTGGCACCGTTGAATGATACGTTGATTGCCATTGTCGCTCCTTTTATATAATTCCAAGCTTTTTCAAGTCTTGTTTTTGTAATAAGCTCTTCTTTACAAGAGGATACTCACTGCAAAACATATCCCATTTTACCTTAGCATAAGGCTTGAAATGAGCCTTTCTACACTAAAACAGCCATGTCTTCTAACAAAAAGTCTGATATACATTAACCCTTAATTATATTAATTAGTGTTTTAATAATTATATTAAATACTTAACCCAAATTGCTTAGCGGCCCAATCCCATTTTTCTGGGGAATGGGAATCGGCAAGACCGCGGCCCTTAAAATCTGCTCTAACAATTTCTTTCATATACGGGGGCTGTTTGAGGGTATTAGATTTATCGACCCACCACTGATCAAACGTAATGTTTTCAGAAGGTGCGATTTCCGTTTTAACTAAAGATCTTTGAGCCTTTTCGTATTCTTTTATAGATTTCATATCGATTTTTTGATTGCTCTTAGACATGGCTTTTCCTATTTATTGTTGGGGTCTATGTTAACATATCTGTCTAATTCAATGCTTGTTTCTATATCTGTAGCCTCAATAAAGGCATCAGCATTCCAAGTATTAAACACAGTGCATCTCATTCTTAACCATCTTGTCCAAATGTTCTCTGGCATCTTAGATGCGTCTTTTTGCCAATCTGATGCACTATAAGTTTGAATCTCAATGCCGAGACTTCTTGCTATTGCTTTGTACTTAAACATGATATAGGAAAGGATGTAATACATCCATAAGACCTGGTCGGCAGCTTTGCTGCCGTGTATTCCTATGTCGACCAAGACGCTCATGGACGCGATACCGATCTCGCTATCCTCGCCATCGCCATAGAAGTCGCCAATGGCCGCTTTGGATTCGTCTTCGTTTTCGTTCGATAGGTGGATACTAAAGCAAGGAACAGTTTGCGGACTAAGAATCCAAGACTGAACAACTCGTATTCTTTCTGTGGTAAACCATGTCCATATTTTATCAACGTAATCAGCGCCATAAGCTTCAGCAATTAGAGGATGCGACCTTTGATAAGCAAAAATCTCATCAAAAGCAGCCTTATCGTTTCTAAGCTGATAAATGCCGTACTGAACAAGGCGTTGAACCGCAATCTCTGGCATCACCCACGCCATTTTTTAGCCTCCGCCTCGTATTTGTTTAATATTTTTTCGCATTCGCTATCGATCTCGGATCTTATAGTAGCATTTAATGTCATTAAGGTGCCAGTCATATCAAGGCTTCTAGCGGGGGCGACCCATTGTCGAGCCGCGTCTTGCTTGCTAGATGCAACCCTAAACTCTGGTTTCTCTGATGAGACTGGCCGCTGTCGATCTGTTATACTTGATGAAGCTCCAAGACCAAAAGCCTCTGTCATCCTTTCTGCCATATTAGAGATCGAAAAGTTTTCAGTAGACATGGCTTGGAGACCAGATGCAATATCTTTTGCTGGCAACACTGGCTTTGGATTCGAGGAATCACCTCCTACCGGTACGACGCGGTATCTGCTGCCGTCTTTAGCAACCTTTGCTTTATTTAAAAGCCAAGGCAACATTGGAAATGGTGGTGTACTAAAGTCTGTCTTGCCAGAATCAGTCGATATTTCAATGTATCCTGAACTAGCATCTAGTCTTATCTGCGATAAGAATTCTTCTGCCCCAATAGAAGATCCGTAGTCTTCTGCCTCGTATACGGCTTTCTCAACTATAGCAAGAGTCGCAGATCTTATCTCCTCTGATGCCTCCTCGACTATAGAATCTATCTCGTTCGCGTCTAGTCCTATAGATTTAAGTCGATATCTAAGAGATACTATCTTTTGCGATATCATTTCTTGCTCTTATCAATTACCTTGGCCCGCATGTCTTTAAGAAAATTCTCACGATCATCGGACATCCAGTCAGAAGCAAAGTCAATTGTTATGTGACCGGTTGGACTAATAATTACTTTTGGCTTAGATAGATATTCGTAGTATTCAGAGAACACCTGGCGAGGGTCTGCTGGATCGGTGGAGAAAGCTTCGACTTTAGCGGGTTTCTTAGAAAGCTTATCAATTGCACTTTGCAGCTTAAGGAGCTTGCTTTCGATCTCGTCAATCTCGTCGCCGACGCGAGATGCTAGTGAGTTGTGCTTGTCGCGGAAGATCTCCATACGCTCTTCGAGCTTATCAAATAGACCTACTACTCGCTGCTCAATCTGCTGAAGATCTACTGCATTGCCGTGGCGAATCTCTTCACGGATCGATTCCATCTCGTCGTATATGTCGGCGATGTTGTACGAACGATAGTTGTTTACCAACTTCCTGATGCCGTCTTCGATCGTCTGGTCGTCTAGACTAGAATCATCGTGTATCTCAAACTTTGACTCTTTGTCGTTTTCGTCATCATACCATTCAAACACACTCATCAGATCGCCAGTAAGAGTGGGAAGTGAGCGGTTGACGAATTGATGAATGGTCTTTATTCCGTCGTCGATGCGGCCCGAATAAATATCGTTGGCGTGTTTTCTAACATGGAGAATGTAGTTACCGAAATGAATGTCACGAATATCATCATCGCCCATGCCTTCAACGCCATTCTTGAGAACCCTGAAGACGCCGTTTCCAACTAGACGAAGAGCATCGCCATGGCGAAACTCGTATACTGCATCTGCAACTTGACCAGTTCGTATGATGTTTTTAGATAGCGATTCGAGCTGCTCAATCTTAAGTAGATCACCGATCGATTTGCTGCTTTTTTTTAGTCTACTCTTCAAGTAGTGCATCATCGACCCAACGCAGCAATCGCGAAGTCTGTTTAAATCGATATCATCGATACTGTAAAACCCAACGTCCGTTAATTCCTTCGTGGAGTGGAAGGTTGGAGTGCGGTTTAGCCTTGCAATATAGACAAACTCATCGTCTTCTTCTTGGAAGAGTTCGACGTCGTCTTCTTTAAGCTTGACGCCGGTTTCTTCTTCCAACTCTCGAACTGCAGCTTGTTTGTGAGATTCGCCTTCGTTTAAGTGCCCGCCAGGAAACGACCACTTGTAGCTATCTTTAACCTGGCGACCCATAAGAACTTGACCACTATCGTTTACAACGATAACAGCTGCGCCACCGCCTTTGCGACTCTTGTGTAATTTCTTGTTCTTCTTTTCGCTGTGGCGCTTGTGGCCTTTTTCGTCCCACTTACCGCCACGATGCTCCTTACCCTTTGATTCAGGCAAGTCCTCACCATCACCACCGGAATACTTTTCCGCAATAGATTTTGGCGGACCAGAATCTCCACGGCTAGTCGTCCCCTTCTTGCCGTGAAGGATGGCCATCATCATGCGATATTGTTTTTTAGAGGCCCATGCTGGCATTAGCGCCTCCTTTACTAATATTTTCTTTTGCCCATAGGGGCTGCAGATTGGCGTAATGACAAGCTTTAGCTAGTTGCTCAGGATCGCTTAAATTAAACGAAGACAAGGGAACGATGTGATCGATATGCCAACCTTTGGTCGACCAATTATCCCACTCCATTCCTGGTTGAAATTTAGATTCCATGTATTCTTTAAACTTAGTTATTGAGCACCCAAGTTGTTTTACCGCAGAACCAGTTTTAGCATTGTTTCGTATTGCGACATTTAATCTAGCGCGAAGTACGCATCTTAACCTAAATTCGATATCTTTGTAGTATCTGTCTCTTGTTCGTATTGATGCTTTTTTGTTGTAATTTGATTTTCTTAACTTCAGCTGTTCTTGGTTTAATTTCTTAGATTCAGGCTTTGATCCGTTTTTGTTGCCCTTCATAATGAGGGACATTTTAGCCTTAAAGGCTTCGCTTTTAGTTTTACGACTCTTATTGCTGCAGTTTACACATTTAGCATCGATATTTCTAATTGGTTGAAACCCTCTATCGGCGCCACATGTTGCACATGAACATTTATAGCATTTTATATTTTTCTTATAAATGAACACTGGCATAAACCACAACCTCTTAGGGTCATTATATAACAGACTAAAACTTAACTACCGATACCTGCTGCAAGTTTCTCTGGCTTATTAACCAAAAAGTCTCTCTTTATAATTAGTTGCTGCGGAAGCCGCACTGACATCTTTGTACCATCTGGCATCATTTGTTGGGTAACGCGCAGCTCCCGCATCGGCTGGAGGACGATGTAAACTGGATGTGCCCAGTAGGAAACTGAGTATGTCTGCCCCATATCGCTGATGTTGTCGTAGTTGGGGGTTTTTCCAGTGACCCATTTGATCTGTCCGTCTTCCACTGAAAAATCAACCCCCTGCACGAACTCTATAACTTCGCTGTCTGTTGCAGTAATCAAATACCCAACCTTTTCGATAGGGTATCTGAGCTGTTGAAGGTTGTCAGGTCTAGGTTCATATTCCTTAAGCTCCCAGAGCCTAACAGTATAGTCCAACACCTCTAGCTTATCATAGAGTGTGAAGTCTGCCTGCTCGCCATCACTATACTCAGATGGCATCGTCACCATCGCGCTTCCAATTTCCCAAGCGCCCTGGTATTCAAACTGCTTTTCTACAGAGTTTGAGGTCATGATCCCGGTGATTTCTTTGGGTTCGTAATAAATGATCCCAGAGCCGTCACACTGCTCGCATGTAGGATCATGCGAGTTGTTGTCTAGAACTTTGATGTTCGGGCACGGTAAGCTCTTGTAATGTCTGAAGCGAATACCTCGAGCCACTAAAAGCTGGTCGAAGTTTTGCTTGTACATAGAGGGATCTGGGAGCGTCGGCGGAAAGAAAGGCGGAGTAGACGTCGGTCCCGGCGTGAACACGTGGTTTGGTTTTGACATCTTCTCTGTCATAGAATACTCCTAAGGTCTCTAGTAAATTATACTGGAAGAAAGTGGTGGCCAAAGACAAAGACTCCATTGAGATACTTCAGAAGATCGCCGACACCGGTGAGTGTGAACTTTTAGTTACACCAAGCGATCCATGCTCCGTGTGTCCCCTTGCAAAAATCAAGAAGCGACCTGACGGAAACGGGTGGCTGAGCTGCTTTGAAGCCATAGCTGCTCCTGATTTCCAGGACATAAAGAGCAGGTATAAAAAGGCTGCACAGTCTGTACTTATCGAGCTCGCGATAGAGAGTGCAATAAAAGATGCAGAGAAAGAAGTGGATGAATAGCTTGTACGACATAAGCACATCAAACACGATATACTTTATCTTTAGTCTTCATCGCATGCGCGTTGCTACTCGAGAGGCAGCCTACGAAACAATGAGGTACATGACCCATGCGAAGGCAGATAAACAGCAACGGGCTAACATTAATAAAGTCGTTCGAAGGGTGCCAACTAAAAGCGTACCCTGATCCTGCCTCTCCTATGGCTTTTGAGCTAAGAAAGTCAGCGAACGCCAGGAAGTCTGGGTGGGAAAAGCTGTCCGGTGAACCTTGGACTGTGGGTTGGGGATCTACAGGTCTAGACACCTTCAACCTAGACGGTCAAGGAAAACCTACGCCGATCGGTCCAGGCACCACGTGGACGCAAGCGCAAGCTGACCAGAGAAAATCTGAAGACCTAGCTTTGTTCTGCGACGCCGTGTCTAACCTTCTTAAGGTGGAAGTCAACGACAACCAGTTTGCTGCACTAGTTAGTTTTGCCTACAACGTCGGAACCGGCAACCTCAAAAACTCAACGCTTCTTCGGCTGGTAAACCAGTCCGCCTTCACGAAAGCTGCGGACGAATTTCTCAAGTGGACAAAGGCCCAGGGAAAAGAGCTGCCGGGGCTCGTTCGCCGGCGCGAGGCCGAAAGAAGGCTCTTTCTCACCCCCGTTTGACCGCGGGTTTTTTCGGTTTTTAGTTTTAATTTTAACCTAATAATTTTAAGTATTTAAAGTGCCACGACTTAGTTTACAAACTAAACGCCAGCTAAACTTGATCACCCTATCCCAGTCGCTTCCATCCACCGACCCCAACCGCTACGAGATCGAGCGGCGCGACTATTCCCGCAGCAACTCCGACGAAAGACTCTACAAGACAAAATGGTGGCCGACCCTGATGCGCATCTACGACTGCCGGTGTGCTCTCTGCGGGGAAGACCGCGACGGCGTCGAGCTGGACCATTTCTGGATACCAAAGTCACACGGCGGAAACCTGGTGCTGCGCGACCGAGAACTGGGCATGTTCATAAACAACGGGGTTCCGCTGTGTACCACGTGCAACCGCCACAAGCAAGAATCCATCATGCCCCTGAACGATGTTCAGCTCGCGCGCATCGCCGATGCCAACCGAACCATGACGGCCAAGATAAACGACGTACCCGTCGTAAAGTTGCCGGCCAAAATACTCGGTTATGAAGCCGGCGATGAACGGCGAGCACTTGGCGTTCCTGGTCTTCTTCGAGAAATAGCTCTTATCTACAAATCAGATCCAAATCCTGAAACACTCGATATACTTAAAAAAGACATAGAAGAATATTTGCTTGTTAAAGTTAGGACTACTTAACATGATGGATGTTATTGGCGCGTGGAAGCGCATCCATAATAAGTTTGATGATGGCACTGGACCCTTTTGGTCGCTTCGGCGTTTCATAATGGTGACACGAACCCTTCGTATCGCTAAGTTTCAACCCCACAACGGTGCTACGATGCGCGACATGGTGGATCTCATGGATCGCATGGTGCTCGGAGAATCGAATGACGATGACCACCAACCCTAAACGAAGCACAGCATCGATCGCTATCGGCTTCAGCATGACGCTGATGATACTGCGCATTGGTCCCTGGGGCATGATCAGCAACTGGAGCTCTAGCATGATCTATGCGATTAGAGCGCGTAAGAATCGGCGTCAAAAGCGCGTCCTTTATTGATCGCGGCTGGAGAAAGCGTGAGACAAGACGATTACTGGTGTTTGCATAGGTTTACATCGACGTTGGTGCGGGTCCGCGCGCTTGGTCGCCGTGAAAGAGCGCTTTTAACGCATGGGTTCGCCGATGTCCTTTGATAGGAGTGGTGTATGAGTAAGTCTGGATCGATAGTGACACGGTTCGTTATATCCGCGGTGAGGGCCCGGATCGCTGGTACGAAGTTTAGTCCGCTTATTAGATGGATGAACAAATATGCGGATGTAGACGTTGGGTCGCGTCCCTAGTAAGGGATCCCTTGCCTATATGGGAAAGGCCAGCGGGTGGGTATAGCCCGGGGGCCCTTTTATAGCACGTGTGTTGTGCGTGGTGTCCACAGTTTGTAAACCGTGAACCGATGTGGGGCGGCGTGTGTCTGGGATGTTCCACTATTATAGATTGTTTGCGCAGCGTGGGAGCCCTCCGAAACTAGGGGTTCCCTGTAAGCTGAGGCTAGCGGGTATCCTCTGGGCACCGATCCTACTAGACCCTACCTACGAGATACGGTTGCCCAACCACCGAAACCACGAGGGAGTAAGCAATGATCACCGAGATTATCCTGGTTATCTGCACGATGGTAGTCTGCAACCTTCTCCTCGGCTATGCTGGACGGTCCGAAGCTAAGTGATAGGTGTAAGGTTTGAGATAAGTAAGCGAGTGCGATCCGAAACGAGTGCCTAACAACAACAAATCAGGGGGTTTCAAATGAGCAAGCTAAGCCAACACGCAGCAGTCGTCCAAGTCACCAAAGCCCACTTCGGCGAGCGCTTCATCGAAGGCGGCGACGTGAAAGAGTACGCGACCAAAGCCGACAAGCAAGCGATCGCTGCCAAGATCGCTGAGCTGATGCTCGAGGGTGCGGTTGAGCTGGGTGATGCCGCCAAGGCCAAGTACGGCGAGTCCGCCGAAGCCCTGACGGGCAAGTACGTGGTCGGCATGGTGACGAACTGGTTCAACAAATCCAAGGAGCTGAACGGTGGCGTCAAGTACGAGACCAAGAACCCAGGGTCAAGAGCTGGATCTGGTGATCCGCAGATCAAGGAGATGCGCGCGCTCCGCAAGCACCTCGAGCAGCTCGGCAACGCTGACGGCATCGCTCGGGTCGACGAGGCGATCGCGCAGCGCCTGGCTGAGATCGGCGCCACCAAGACCTCGACCGTCGAGATCAACACCGAGAACCTTCCCGAATACCTCCGCGATCTAGCCTGATCCTCCCACCGAGCTCACGGACGAGCTCCTCGGTGCACCCCCGAAGTGCACCGACACTGCTACGCTCCGGGCCCACTTCCGAAACTATAAGTATTTGTAAGTTGATGATGATCTGAAAGTGAAAATCCAAACCTAATAATTGTCAACCAATGAGGAGGTTTACCATGGACATCCTGAAGAACCAAATCAAAGAGTTCCTTGACAGCCATGACTCTGCACCTGGTGCCCATGTGTTTGTGCTCTCTGTTATAAGGGAAGTGCCTGAGGCTGAGTGTTCCCAAATCTATGAGGAGTCTGAAGGTGTGAATGATACTGCAAGGAACTCACTGATTGACTCCATGAGTGATGAGCAGCTGCTGAAGCTGTCTGCCTACCTCCTTGAGATTGCTAATGAGAAGCTGGCTGACCTGGAAGCATCAGCCTAAGATATCTGAGCTCAAGGATGAGCTCACCCTCTCTTCCAAACCTAGAGACCCATGTCCTCCTTTTGGGACTCGCAGTGAGTCCCTTCTCTTCCAAACCTAGAGATAGTCAACATCAGGAGGTTCATATGACTAAGTTGTTTGGTGTGTCAAACGGTGAACAAGGATTAGGTGTTGGTGAGATAGTTGAGTTAGTTGGATACCGAATCGACCATGACATGGTGATTGGTACTACACTTGAACAACAAGAAGTGGAACTGTTTTCAGTCTTTGAATCTTCAGATCTCAATGTGTTGTACTGATCACAAAACAAATCAGGGGGTTGATATGCAGTTCAAATCTAAGCATGAAGCAACCATCTCTTTCACTGAGGAGTCTTTTGCCAAGCTGCTTGATAAGCAGTGGGATGAGCTGGAGTGCATCATGGTCGATGGCAAGGTCATAGTCCTCACCAGGACACAGCTCATCTTCCTCTGGGCTAAGACCAGGGACTGGCGCAAGGTGCAGCACTCCAACACCAAGGTCAAGATAATCAAGGTAGCATAGCACTGCTGAAGCTCAAGGATGAGCTCACCCTCCTCCGAACATAGAGGTAATCAACAAACAGGAGGTCAGCATGTCACACCAACAAGCGTACGTCAGTGAAGATCTTGGTGACTACAATGTAGTAATAACTCCAGTGTTTGACTATGCACTTGACAACTACAACTACCTAGTAGTCACTGATGATCGCGTTGATGGTCTGTGCCACGTGTATTATGGTAACTCTCTTGAGCAGGGTAAGTCAGAGCTGCACACCCTTCTGGGTCAAGATGCAGAACGCATCTTAAGTGAAATTTCAGAGCATTTCAGCAAATAGGCACAAGCCTTGAGCTCAAGGATGAGCTCGCTAGTTTATGTGGTTATAGAGGTCCGAACATAAACTACCTATAACAGGAGGTACATATG